CTCATTGTACAGTGTTTTATCGTTTCCTGCAAGCATTTTGTTGATGGACGCCTCCATGTACACTAAACTACGACACGACAGAACAATGTTATGAGCATTAGCCGGGAGCCAACCTTGGGCATGAAGCCAGTCAGCCATTTTCGCAGCCTTAGCTCGATAGTAATTGTGCTCAGGCGTCTTGTGGATGCAGATGCCCTTCGGCATGTCTGGGTTAAGCTCCGCGAAGTATGGGACGCGGAACACGATATCACGTTGCTTGAGCAGGATAGCCCTCACCACGGCTTCGCCTAGTTTGCGGTAGTCTTCATCGGTGGCACGATGGGTTGCGTCCTTAACGGCCTTGGTTGGCTTAAACCTCGCTACCATCTTCTGCGTGCTGCTCGATTGCTGACAAAGCTTCCTCCATAACCTGCCCGTGGTACAGCTTTTCATTACCAATGCTCGGCAAGTACCACACGCGAATGCCTTCAAAGTCAAACACGATTTGGTAGCCTTGCTTCCCGTAGGCTACTAGTTGTTCAGTGAAGATTTCCATTTAGTTCTCCTTATCATAAGTTATAAGACCAGCAGGAAGCCTCTGATACGCCGTCCCATTCCATGCCCAGTCTTCATTGGACGCTATACCATTCCAACTCTTGTGCATCGCTCCAACCGTGATACCAATCGTTGTGTTCGCGTGTCCCTTCTGCGTGTGGGTTGTCATCGATTGTCTTTCCGTTGTCATGTGCGTCAACCCCTTGGAAGTGGATTTCAGTGTTGGGTTTCATTGGCGTCCTCTACAAATTTCATCACGTCCTTCAGTCGAGAAGTCATCCTGGCACTGCTCTCCTTGATTTCACCAGCTCCGTGAGGGCTGTACGGGTCGGAGTCGCGCAACACTGCTTCGTGCTGCTGGCAGGCGAAGCCATATTGGATTACTAAGATTTCTAACATTTGTTTGTTCATAGGGTTCCTTAAGATTCGATAACAAGTTTCTCTGCTTCGCTAACGTAATATTCGTAATCAATGTCGCCAACGAAGTCATCCATATTGTTACAGGGTTTTACGTTCCAGCTTGAATCGATACTGAGCCTTCGTTCTTCTCCACCAGCTTCAAGCGGAGGCATAATCTTCACAAGCTTCCCACCGGACTTGCACGGGTAGTAGCGGCAAGTGTTTTGTAGTGCTGTCTCAGTTCCATCTTCTGCAACCAAGACAAGCCTACTACTACGAGGAACCTTTGTACGGAGCATGAAATCAAACTTCTCTTTGTGCTCCATAACAAATTCACGGATGTCCTTACCGTGCAGCATCTTCGCTTCAGCAGCCATCGGAATGACCAACGATGAATGATTCTTGTGCCAGCCCAAGTCTTTGTACTCGTAGGCACCCTTGTTCTTCGTCTTACCATCCGTATAGACGGCAATATAATTATTAACGTCGCGGATCAACATCTTATCATACTCGGCAAACTCTAGGTCGAGCTTCACTTGTTGCTGCCATACCTTGCAAATCTCATCGTATTGCTCACGAGTGTCACGCTTAAGTGCAACAGTCACTCCATCAGTGTTTACCTGGATAAGCTTCAAACCTTCGATTGTCAGAAGCTTCTCTGCCAATAGGCACAAAGAAAGCTGTCCGTTAATCGTAATCTTTATGGTATAGGCCGGATCATAGAACGGACTAAACTGGTTATTCGAGTCACCATACACACCATTCAGTGCCAGCTTCAGCATCGCATTTTCGGCACTTCCTTTCGGATACGACTTACGCTGTTCGTACACGTCTTGATAAATCGTACAGAACTTTGACGACAAGTGCTCGGGATATACGTTATTCGAGATTGCAATGTTTGGGTACATCGAACTAACGTCAGCATCAACAATCTGATACGTGCGATTTTGCCTTGCAATTTTACTCGTCAGACTACCGTGAATACCACCTGTGCCAAAGTCGAAACGGAAGCCATCCAGAACAACGTTTAGCGTCTCCGCAATCTTCCAGCAGGACCAATACGAATACTGGACTTCACCCTTCTTCTTGGCCTTCAACTCAACCTTGTCAATCCACCCACAAGGGTGCTCGCGCTTAAATTGGTCGTACTCTGCACGAGTTGGTTCAGCCTTCATCTTCTTGCGCTTCACAACCATCTCAGCGTACTTAGCAACGTCACCAAGTTTATGTTCTTCGATGTCAGTAAAGACACCCTTCGTTTCGCGGATAACTTGTTTGGACAGCCAATCCTTCACAGCGATGAACTCGGGTCGTTGAAAGTCATAGTACGAAAACAAACAGTCCTTGATTCGGATAACATCCCGCTTAGTCTGATTGATTTTACGCTTTCCGTCAACGATCTTGTAAACTGGAATCCTGGACTCCTCCAACCGCATAATGAAGTAGTCCTTACCAATCTTTGTATCGTTGTGGTTCATGAAGTCACGACCGTACTTAGCCGTCAATTGCTCTCGAAACTCAACCTGTGGGATGCTGTGATTATAGAATGCGAGCGTCATCTTAACGTCGTGAGCATTGTACTTCTTAAGGATGTCTGCCTGATCGTTATTCAATTCCATCCCCACAGGAAAAGGCAGGTCTTCCACGTTATGCTCACGCATATTAAACTCCAACATTTTCAGACTCGTCATCCTCGCTTTATTGTCAAAGTGATGAATCTTGAATAAGTCGATTTGCTTACAGTAACGCTCGTCCGCTTTTACCGTATTTGCAAAGTCACCCTTCATGCTTTCGATCTGCTCCTGGGCAAATCTATAAACTCTTCGAGCAATCGTTTCACCCTTGACAGGGAGCTTTCCATTACGCAGTGCAAGAAGTTTGTGAAGAACAGGGTAATCGAAGTTGAGATTATTGAACCCAACCATGTAATCATCCTCGGCCTTAATATAATCAAGACACGCGAAAATGCGATCTGACTGGTTCATCCTCGCACTCACCTCAAACGTCTGTGAAAACTTTCCATCCTCACGAATCACGCTGAATGTGAAAGTAGACGGGTAGGTTTCGATGTCAAAAATCCATTTGCGATTCATGCGTCAACCCTTCAACAACAGCTTTACATATTCCGAGAACTTCTTCATCTGTCATTTCTCCTCTCATCAAATTTACTTGCCAAAGTACGATTCTCACATTATTCATTGTGTACCCTTTGGTTGAATCCATTCTATCAATGCTCGGCGCGAAAGGATTCTTATCGTACTTCGGATGTGTATTGAAGTCGAAAGGTATTCCTGTTATCTCGCAAACACCTTTTAAAAGCCTATCTTCGATCCAATCTGCGGTGATGTCGAATTCGTTATACTGAGAAGATCGTCTTTCAGCACTCTTGAATAAAGTTTTTGCACGTCCACGAATACTTCCGTAGAACTTTTCGCTGCGCCGAGCAGCGGCCTCAACTTTGTCAGGATCACTCATGTACTGCTTTTGTCGCAGCTTACGCTTCGTTTTGTACTCTGGATTTTCAGCGTATCTTACACGATTAATTTCTTTTGTGCACGACTTACATTTAGAGTCTCTCCGTTCAACACCATCTTTTGTGGATATTACGTAGAACTCTTCTGAACACAACTCTTTACCACACGTCCTACAAACTTTTGTTTCACACATTTAGTCATATCTTTCACCCTCCTATTGGTTAATAAATATTGTTCCGTATTATCCAGCAATACCAGCCGCAATAAAGCCCATTAGCATAGGCCAAGCAATCGCAACAGCCACCCTACGTCATGATCCCAAGGAATACTCGTCAGAACGTGTCCTGTGAAGAACAGCCAGATTCCATCTACGAGCAGCAATACCCAAGGCCCGAAGGTGAAAACTACCAGGAGTGCTACGCCAATGCTACGCAGTGCGTTAGCCATCAGCAATCCCTCCAAAGTTCCTTATACTCCACTTCCACCATACCGTGCAGCTTCTGAAACAACTCCTCTGGCGAGATGGCCTGAAATTCTTGATAAGCTTTCCATTCAAAGCTTTCTTGGCAGTTTGGCGTGCGGGAGTAGTCGTAGCCAATCTCAGTATTGAACGTATCCCGCACCTTAATTAACTCTGCCCGCCAATCTTTATAAAACTGATCCCACTCTTTCTCGTCAACATCATGATCACACAGATACATGCCGCGAACTCCGTAATCCGAATAGCTACCCTGCGAAAACATAAAGAAATGTTGCTTCATTTTGCTTCCTCCAGCTTCGCCAGAAATTCCTCACCACTTCCCGTCCAAACATAACCCTCATCCTGTGCAGAAGCGGCCTGTTGCAGCCAGAAAGTGTCCTCAACAGAGGAGAACGACTCAATCGCCTGCGCATGCCCCAACATCAGCTTCAGCGCCTTCTGAGCATTTTCGAGATTTGCAATCTTCACTTTCAGCTTGCGAATATATGGCGTGTAGACGGCTGCTTGTCCTTCGTAATGGGCTTTGACGCTCTCGGATACAGCAATGTCCACCATACGATTGAATGACTGGCGCGCTGCCCTCAGAGTGCGATATTCCGAGTAGAGCTTGGTGAGGACGCCCGCTTGGGATTTCAACACTTGCTGGATTTGTGATGCTTTCATTCGATTTCCTTTGCATGGCGTCGTTTCATTCCTGCACTTTTCTTCGTGAATACGTACTTCGCGGTTGAGTAATGCCCTTGGCAATAGCCAAAATACTCGTCCCCACGAGGCCACGCGAATTCTGTGTGGGTCAGGTCGATATAACAAACGCCAGTTTTACGCTTCACACCGTAGCTGGCGTTATCAAACTTAACAATCTTGTACCAATCGTTCTCAAGCATCTCTGGCGGACCACTCTTGAATTTCTCTTTTAGCCAATTGAGCATCACCCCACCTCCTTACGGCCATTCGTCAAAACAATTTCACCACGCTTCGGAAGAAACTCCTTCCAGGTTGGCACCCAAGGCCCTCTGAACGACAACACCCATGTGTGCTTAGCCATGCCGAATACGCGATGGAAGCGTTCCCGAGCGGTGAATACAGGCTTAATCGACGCAGCCAATTTGATTTCCTCGCCAGTGTCTTTCAGCACTTCTTTGAGTTCGCCTTTAACTACCCACGAGATAGCATTGAAAGCGTGCGTGTGGTGAGCTTCACGGCTACCTTCATCGAAGCGTAGCAGAACGATGCTGCCGAACTTCTTGGACTCGAATAGCCAGTATCCGTGTACTTTGGATTCTTTGCCGCCGTCTTTACCTTTGTAGAAAAGCTTCATTATCTCCCCTTAACGGTTATACCAAACAACATGGGTAGCCCACTCAGGGCGCTGATCTTTCCAGACATTTGAGTCAACATCTTCGGTTGTCTCCGTAGCCCAAGTCCCATCGCCATCGTAGGGAATGAAGGCACCGCACTGCACATTAGCTGCAAATTCCTCTGCCAGCATCAAATCACCAAACTCCGGTATAGGTTCCATTCTCATATCAATCCCTCCATCTAGTAAGTGCACATATGGTTATGAAACCTGCCAAATACCCCGTAGCAAAGCCCGCAATGCCAATCACTAGGGTCCATTCAATACACGTCATAATTATCCTGCAAGCGACTATTGTGCTCTGCAAATTCCTCGATCCACTCCACAGGCACCTTGTTGCCAGCTTCAACAGTCTTGAGGAAGCACTCTGCCAAATACTTCATGCGCGGTGCTTCGTACATTTGGCGCGAGAGGAATGGCGCGGGTTCTTCCACATGTCCCGTAATGGTAATCTTGGAAGAGTTAATTGTCCCGCTAAATGTGACAGGCTGCTTAAAATAATCTACCGGGACAAGTTGCCCGCTGTACAGGAAGCACTCTTCGTAGTCACCCTCTGTGGAGTCAGTGTAAGACGTGCCGATTAGCCCAGTGTGGTTCCCATAAATCCATACTGCTCGGCCAAGCTCTGCTGCCGCATGTCGTGCGTGTTCATCGTAAAACTCATAGCCCATCTTCTCCAGGGCAGCGACGATGTCTTTTGCAGGCGCTCCACTTGTGACGCGCACTTTGATGTTTTTGAGCGGGGGCTTCGCGGCCATTTGCTCGGCTGTGAGGAATTCGCCGTTGTGCAGGAAATGTTCAGGATTCGCGTGGGCTTTGAAGTAGCCCTCCGTCGAGCAGACTGTCACGTATTTGTCGTCGCTGCGCGTGAAGAATGCAGGGGTCGTGTCATACTCCTTCCCATGGCTATAAAACTTATACCCTGCCGCATCCAGTGCTTTGTAGACAGCTTCACGGTTTGCTGCGTTCACAGCGATCTTCATAGATTTGTACGTTTTGCTCATGAGTTCTCCTGTTAAATTTGTTATGCAGCCGCTTCGCTGCTTCCTTGTGGGCAGCGCCGGAAGGCGCTGCTGATGTGACGCGATGGAGAAGATTCTACGGGAGATTGTTGGGGCTGTAAAGGTATTTTAATGATTGTTAGAAAGAGTGCCCGCCTTTCGCCACCTCCGCATAATCAGCAAGACGCTCTACGCTGCTCTCCAAGAACCCTTCCGGTGGTTCCATGTAGTTGCCCGTCTCTTGGTCGTAGAACACCTTGAAATATCCACTACGCCCATACTTGCGATCTTCCAGCAGAACAATCGTAGAAGTGTTACGCTCCTTATGAGTGATATCAGGGTCTTTGTTACGCTCGATGCCCCACATGTAGTACGTACTTCGCATCATGGCGCGACTGCCCGTGAACTGGTGACTCTGCACCTTGCCTCCGCGCTCGTGTGCAGGACCACTATCAGGTGCTTTCAAGTGGCAGAAGCAATAGTAGACGAAGCCGAGGTCTTTAGCCATCTTACTAAGCTCGTCAGCGAACTTCTCCAGGGCAGTGTTAGCTTCTGATGCAGTGAGGCCCTGGACCATGCGGGAAATTGGGTCAAGTACAATATCGGTTACACCTTCCACAAGAACAGCATGGCGGATAGCACCCTTGACCACGTCCCACGAACAAGCTCCGTAATTGTTGTAGTAGATAACATTGTCACCCACAGCATCTACTGCCTTGGTAAGCGTCTCTTGGTCGAAGTAGCCTCGCGTGGTGTCATAAATCTCAACGCCGTAAATGTCACGCAGCACCCCGTCATCATCAACGAAGATAACCTTCTCTGGATTGGTGAAGTCCTTGCCGAACATCTTGCCTGCAACCTTCTTACAGGTGATTTCCGGTTCTTCCTCGAACTTGAAGAGTGCAATGCGGCCACCTTCCTCCTTGATGATGAATTCACTGAGCTGATTCACGAATTCTGACTTGCCGATCTTAACGCCAGCGCCAATATAATGACCTTCGCCAAGACGCCTACCGAGGCTCAGTTTGGTCATAGACGGCCACGGCCAGGGCTTGCCCAACTTTGGAAGCTCGGACGCCTTTGTTGAGAATGATTCGTATTTGACGAAGCCATCCGGCGTATATTGCTTTGGCTTCATGACACACCAGTAGAGCTGTTCAGCCATACCGTCACGAATCATGTCCACAGGGTCATACTCATCAGGGAAGTCAGCGACGAGAATATCCGGCATCAAACTGTAAACTGCTGCCGTCGCGTCACGGCCCTTCATAATCTTCTGCTTCTCGCGTTCTTCTTGTGTGGCCTTATCCGCGTCAAATGCCAGGATGCGTTCAGTGTACTTCGACAGGTATGCTTGGTTCTGCTTCTGTCCAAGATTTTGCACCGCGTTAGCAGTCCCGCTAGAAATGCTAACCACGTTAGGATTCGCTTGAGGATATTTATCTTTCATTACGGTCCAGGTGGCAGCAGCGTCATACTCGCCTTCTGTCACAACGATCTTCTTGCCCCCTGTCTTGTTGGCACAGTGCATACCGAATAGGTCGCACTTAGGAGATTGGAATCCAATAACCGAGAAGTGACCACCAGCCATCTTGGGGATTAAAAGATCACGCTTTTTATAGCCAACCAGTTCGCCATCGTAGTGATATGGGAAGTAATGTGCGATAGGCGTCTTTCCATCCTTGGGACTCAAGGCAGTCTTAATTCCATAGTGCTCGGCTGCGGCCTTGGAGATAAACCGTTCAGGAATTGCAAGCGTGGGATAATTAGCCACGTCTTCCATTTTCTCTGGTGGCTCGTACCCACTCGTAGTTCGTTTTGTTGCTGTCATATTCTTTTCACCCTCCCAATAGCCCATCAGCCCTCCACAATCTCACAAGCAATATCCAGCGCAGATAACAACTCAAGAATCTCCTGCGCCACATGCGCCACCTGCCCTTGATTCAGCAGACTAAACTCGGCAATAACGACATCTTCACACTGCCAAGTTTTCGTCACATAAACTTCTCTCGACTCGTATGTTTTGACGATCTTAATCATGCCGCCGACGCCTCAAACGCTGTCTGTTTCTCGGACAGAAATTCATCAATCATCCTATCCAAAAACTCCTGCCTAGCCACCTGCCCTTCCTCGAAGGAATATGTGCGATTGTCCCGGCATTCCAAGTAGCTCACGTAACTGAACGAGTATCCAATGTGATCCTGAATCTTATCGTTGATAGCGTCAACTTCACGATCAACCATGAAATACTCTTGGGATTCACCCGTCGATACAACGTGCGAAAGCGTATCGCAAATAAACTCAGAGTCGCTCTTATCATTATCACTGTACAGATCATCCTCCGTCATCGGCAGCACCCTCTTAATCTCCTTAAGGATGCTAACAACCGCCTCCACATTGTATTCAGCCATACTTCCTCCCCAGGATTATCAACGAACTAGGAGCACCATTGAATAGCACTTGCATACCGCTATAATACGTCACCAAACTCTGCATCTCCATATCAAGCTGCATGCTATCCCGTAGCCCTAAGAAGACGACATCGGGCTTTGTGCTATGTTGTGCTATCCAGTCTGCCAGGGCGGCATCTATGCGTTGCCGTGTGGAGGGTTTGTTCATGTCATTCTCCATAAGATTTCAGCGACTCTTGTAATTGCACCACCCACTCGTTGCGCTGAGTGACACGGGCAAATTCCTTTGCAGATTGCCCTGCGTAGTACGACACATCCTTCAGCGCCTTGCCAAGTTTGTTTGCAGCGAACGCCCGAGCCTCATCGTCCGTGCACTTCGTAGGCACCTTTGCATCTTCCTCGTAATACGATGTGTCATGGTCGCTGGCACACATGCTAAGCTGGTCAAGCATGAATGTCTTAAGACTCTTGTGCTCGCCCGTTGGAGCAATCCAATCTTCTACCTTGCGCGCCATTTGCTCGTACCTCGCCTTGACGACGTTCATCTCAGCGATGCGCTCAACAGCACGGTCATGGCACTCAAAACGTTCCTTGTTACACATCACCCGTGCATCTTCCAACGAAATCGTCTTGAGCATTTCCACTTGCTGCTGTGCTTCGGCAAGGCGCTCTGCGTAGAATGGACTTACAACATCTGGCTTGTATGGGGCGTCAATCTTTTCGTCACGCATGTGCACGAATGCTCCGAAGGCCCTTGCACAGCGCATTGCAAACTCTGGGAAGGTTGTGTCTCGTTCAGTGAGAACGTGTGTGTAACCTGTTGGCATGTCAGCCCCTTAGAAAGAATTAACCCGCGTAGCCAAATAAGCAGCGAATCGCGTCATAAGCGTATGCGTGACAACATTCCAATGTTCCTCTGGATTCGGCACAGTTTTACGTGCAAGCGCGCCTGGAAGCACGTCAATCAGGCTGTGCAGCGATTCCAGTTCCTTCTTGGCCTCGTCAGCGTTCTTGCTGTACATATCCTTCATAGAATTTGCTTGTGCCAAATCTTTCGTCAACTTTGCGGCTTGATCGGTGAGGGATGCTACGTCGCGCTTCAGGGATGTTACCGTTGGTTTCTTCATGGTCATTTTGTTCTCCTTATTGTGCAACAAACAGGGGTTGTTTCTTAGTGATGTGGGTATTGCTTGCGTTCATCGTCTCGTAATACCAAATATTCCCTTGAGTGTCCTTTGCGACGAAATTCCAAGGATGTACTTCTACAACGTTCTGCGTCCCAACCTCCTTAACCACAGAGTCACGGCAGCCATTGTGGTCGTAACCGTCGCAAGCTGACAGAACCGCTGCAACAGCAATCATGGCAATAATCTTCTTCATATTCCCTCCTAGTTATTTGTTAGCCCCTTTCGAGGCACACAGCAATCTTACGCTTTCGTTTGAGTGCTGTCAAGCTCAAATGCCTTCACACTCTCAGGAAATTTATCCTTAAGAATGCTAAGCAGTTTGTGCCCGAACTCCTGTGCAGCTCCTTGAGCATGACTGTCAACACGCTGCTTCACCACGCGCATGAATGCCATCAAGCTGCCACTCCAAATCCAATGTGTCATGGAATTCAGAGGGAGGACTATGCGGGCCTCTTCTGGTGCTACACCAGCTTCCAATAAATCATAGTACGTAAATACATTGTGTTCCGTAACCAACTTGATCGTTTGCCTTGACGATACACTCTTGTCATACATAAGAGTAGTGTGTATTTCCTTACTCGCACCCTGCTTAGCATGCTCAGGAGCCTTGTGCACAACGTCTGGCAGCCATAGGGAGACATCCTCCTTGATATAGCGCCTGGACTCCTCGTTCCAGCACAGACCGATCTGGTGCTTCACAAGTTGACGTGCAAGGAACACAGGTGCAGCACAGCGTACAGTGAGGAAGCAATGGCCGTAAGGCGTAAAATGGGTGGATGCCTTGGCACGCTTCTCCCAGTCACCACGTTCATCACTAGGAAGCCCTGTTGCTAAGTACGCCAGCAAGCCAGCTTGTCGTGCATTGATTTCCAGCGACTCGTCATCCCATTTGTTGAAGCTCACCTTTGCTACGTTGGATACGCGCAGGTCGCTGCCCATGTGGTCGATCAGTTCTACACCGATTTCTTCGTACTTAATTTCTCGCATATCTCTCCTTATCTCGTCAACAACTCTGCGACTTCTTCTTCAGGGTATTTCTCAACGCTTAGAGACACTTTGCCGAAATCACCCTTAGCAACCCTCTCTTTGCTCGCCTTCGCATAGAACTCAAGCGCCCTGTCATGATCCTCCAGCTTAAACCATCCGAGGTTGAGCCACTCATCCGACACGACCCACAGCTTCACCTTCGTAGAATTCTTACGTTCGTCCAGCTTACGAATGGCTAGACGGATTAGATTGGACAGGTCTTCCTCGTCGCACCTGTCGATATATGATTGATGGCTCATCATTTACCCTTACGCGCGCCAATATACGTCCACATGTCAATCGCAAACACGATCCCTACAATAGCGAACCCATGCCAAGTGTTAAACGTGACTCCTGCCTGTTCCATCACCCAGCCAAGCAGCCCGTACAGAATTATGCCAATAATCATCAGTCCTCCTCCTTCAAATTTCCTCAAACTCATCATAAAGAGCCATGTTAGCTTTGCTAGGCTTCTTATCCAAAATGCCCGTCACTTCAAAGGTAGATTCAGGTGGTGCATCCACAGCATCAATAGCCATGTCTGCAATCTCATCTTGGTGGAGATGACTCTCATGCTCAACCTCCACAAGCACATTTTTGTAAATCGTTACTGCAACTTCAACATAAGATTTCATACACACCCCCTCACAAGATAATCACCCGTCGCCACCCAATAATACTCGCCACCATCCCCATCCAGCCGAATCTCACCAAGCTCTCGGAGACGATTGCAAGCAGCGCCAGCGAGCGCTTCGTAGTAGTCTGCACGAGCTTTGTTGTAGTGTGTCATGTCCACACATTTGCTGAAATCTGGTTTCATTCTGTACCCTTCTTCTGAATAATCACTTCATGTGTCTCGGCACACTCCGTGCAAATAACAGCCCAATCGCCAAGCCTCGACAGGCCATGCTTAGGATACTCGACAAAGCAATAATCGAGATTGCTGTCGTAGAATGTCTTGCAGGAGCAAATGTCACAGAGACGATAATCAGCAGCGGCCATTAGACGGTATCCTCTTCAGGGTATAGTGAACTATAAGCTGTATCGAAAGCCTCTGATCGACCAAGACACTCGTGCAATGTGTCGCAGTCGAAGTCCTCAAACGCTTCGATCATTCCGCTATAAGCTTCTTCTAGACCGCCTTCGTAGAATCCATCATGCAGTGCTTCCATGATATCAATCATGCGCTCTGCAAATTCACTCCCTCTACTCCATGCCATTAGACACCCTCCCACTCAGTGATTTCTACCATTTTCTTGACAGGTTTCACGATTCGTACCTCTGGCTCATACCTCTCACCATCGGACCAATAGCCAGAATTGTCACGCATGGAAGTCACCTCGAAGAATTGCTCACCAACTTTATATACAGAAGTCTGCGAGACAGTTTTGTGGTACACCTCGTCGGGGCCGCTGTAGACACATTCTGCGTCGTACACTTCGCTGCCATCCATGTGCTTCTCTTTGAATTCTTGTACGTTCATTTCAAATCACCTCCTTGTCATAATAATATTGAGTAAGCTCCACAGCCTTATATTTATCCTGCTCCTTCCACCTCACCTGTTTCTCTTTAGGCCAATACTTCTGCCCTGCGTGAAAGCTGCTTTGAAGCGAATTGAGAGCCTTCCAGGAGAGGCGTCCGTTGAATTCGCAGAAGAGTCCCGTGGATAGGTTGAGGATGGCATAAATGCGATTCACAGTTGTTCCTCGATCAACTCTGAAAGCTGCGTGAAGGTGTATCCATCGTCGTTAAGCGCTGTAATTTCTCGTGCTGCCTCAGTCCCGTCAATGCGCATATTCGCACCTGTGTTGTCTGGAAGTCCGGCCCACTCTTGGACGGCAGTTGGAAGCAAGGCATCTTCGCCCATGTAGTATGCCTTAGCACCGTTGTAGCCTCCTTTCCAAGCGATTCCCATGTCCTTAGAGTGCAGGTCGCACAACACTCCCAAACAACAGTAATGCCCTTCCTCGCTTACGAGTTGCCCTTGTCCCTGCTCATATTCGCCAGAGCGCAGTGCAGCAAGCCAACGTGCTTTGATTTCTTTGTTCATGTTTTCTCCTTAGTAAACTCGCACAGTTTTAATCATGTCCGGGGCGTCGTTAGGGAAGAACTTATCCCAATTATTCATACCATCGTCAAATGATTTGCGGAAGCTCTCAGGATCGGCACACGACAGTTCATAGCCTACGAAATAGTAATTTCCACTGTAGCAATTGAGGCAAACGACTCCTACCTTGTTCTGCCCATATCCCCATTCCTCAATTCCGTCCTCATCGATGGCGTCACGATCCTCGTCATCAAGAACATTATGCTGCTCAAGGAACGACAGCACTTCGTATTTGTCTTCAAATTCCTTGCCAATTCCCACCACTGCTCGATAGTCTACACCCATAATTCCTCCCTATTCAAATTAGTACAAAACCACACGAGCGTGCCGCTCATCCAGCGCCTTCACAGCTTCCGTCAAATAATACTCCCGCTCGTCATCGTAGAACACGCCATCACCTTTAGGGCTGCCCTCGTACACACGCTCAGCACCGCCAACAGTGTACTCAGCGTAGAAGAAGCCATGTCGCAATCGCAGGTAGCCGATTGGAGTGTCCTGGGCATCCACCACTTCGTACGCTTCAGGGCACCCACCACAACTCTGCACCACTTTGTATCCTAGAATTTCTTGTTCTTCACCGTACATGATTGCTCCTCCTTATTTGTGGCTACAAAAATAGACCGTCTTGCCAATCTTACCGACTCTTTTCATCTTCCTCGTCCACGCTGGCGGCTTGATACTCTCACTGTAGAAATGGTCAGCGCACCTAGGAAGCACAGGACGAAGCTTACGTGAAGACTTGAACCTCGTCAACTCTTTTCGATCAACTTTCATCTTAACATTCTTGTGCCACCAAGAAAACTGGTTAGGCTCGGACACGACCGCCTTGCAAGATTTGTTATTCTTGCGCATCCTGTGCTCAACAACTTCGACAACAGCCCTCGTATCTCGCAGAGTTGCCATCGACACTTCACGTTTTGCAGTGTAGGCCAAGCACATGTCATTCATGTCCCTCGCCCTAGCTTCCTGTCCAGCGTTGCTCAATAGGAGGAGGCTGAGGAAGAGGGCTGTGCTGGTCAAGTGCTACCTTCTTGTGGCTTAGCCAACTCCCCAATCTTCACAGCACACTCTAAACAAAAGTGAATGTGCTGCCCCGTATTTCTGAAAGAGTACGTAGAAATCATATGCTCTCCCCTGGCGATAACATTATCACACCCTCGGCAGAACGCTGCACGTTGCGCTTCTCGGCGCTTGATGTCGTAAGCACTCATTACTTACCCTCCAAAATGTTCATCCTACACATCACAAATGGCACATGCCCGCCGAGATGGATGTGTGGCCCAAAAATCTGCATGACGCTCCAGAGTTGCTCTTTAAGCACGTCTCCCTCCTTAAGGTTCTTCTCCACAAATCCAGGCCAGCGGTAGGAGATGTCATTCCAGTAGGTGTTGTAGGTGTCTGCGCCAGCTTGCGTGAGTACCACTTCCACGTAGTCGTTGATGTTGATTTCCATTATGATTCCTCCGCTCCCAATAGTTGAAGCGCAGGGAGCAGTTGCTCGTATGCGTCAAGTCCTGCCCTGTGTGCTGCAAAGTTATCCCAGATATACCAATCATCCTCCGCGTCCTGCCTGATTTTCTTCGCAGCCTCTACAACGAGGCGTTCAAATTCAGTCATACGCCCTCCTCCGCATTGACACTCACTGGCGACAGCACCTTATCCATAAAACTAGTAAACTCGGAAGTAGGCGGAATCCATTTCGGGATCAACTCCTCATGCCGTGCTGCGTATTGCTCATCACCCTGGCCCTGCACAAAAACATGGTAGCACTCCAGCCCGCTCGGGAAGCTCTGTGTTGGCCTCATAGCAAGCCCTTCGGTAATGACACATTCGGCTCCGACGAAGCGTGTTGATGGGGCAGTTTGCCGGATAGTGCAGATCGTACCTACGCTATATTCCATGATTTCCTCCTTCAGTGAAAACGTCATCTTACGCCATAACAAGAATCTTGGCAACTACTTTCTACCATAGGAAATCGTAAGAATGTTGCGAAGAAGGGCTTGCGCCAGCACAAGTTGTGTGCCACAATAACGGTTCCAACAACTAGGAGGATATGTATGACTAAGAAAGTTAAATGTGTTGACAATCATGACGGTGAGAACTGCCTGACGATCAATCGTATTTATGAAGTGCTCGGCGAGTCGAACGGGTGGTACAGTATTCTCAATGACGAGAAGGAGGTGTCTAACTACCGTACCGACGAGTTTGTCCACGTTGATTCTTCGGAGGCAGTCGCAGAGGAAACTGTGCCTACTGCCGCTATTGATGCCCACTACAGTTTCAACTACTCCCTGACACAAGACGATGTGGACGCAGGGTATATCAAAGTGGACCCCTACTTCGTAGCGAAACAATGGGCACTTGGCAGCAAAGATGATACAGGCGTGCTATTCCATTGCCTGAAGAACATCTCCCGCTACTCGGACAAGAACACTAAGCAGCGTGAAATAACTGCCCTGCATTTGCAGATTAAGCGACTGGCAGAACTGGAAGGAGTGGTGTTGCCGTGAATCAATCCTCGCTATACTGGGCGCTTTTGCCCTTGCGATGTACGCGGTTGCACTGCTAATTATTATTGTGCACGCTTCTTGATTTTAGAATGAGGGTGTGAGCAAGGCGCTGGCGATTTTCTGCCAATACTGCTAATAGAGGCTGCTAGGCTTACGCTTGGCGGCCTTTGTTCATTTTGGAATTGTAGAAGTTTTTCTGAGAGTAACTTCGTCGACGAGCCATTGCTCCAGATGCCTTGTGACCAACGTGGGGGTAGTCGCCGCGCTCCCTTCAATTTCCCTCCTAGCCCTTTTCAGCCCTCGCAGCTTGCAGAAATAGCATTCTTGTGAGTGTGCCCTTGTACATCCCTCTCCCGCTCAGAGGGCAAGCCGCTCCCCTGGCCCCTTTGCAGGCCATTCTTTCAGGCGTAGCTCTCCCCTACCCCTCTCTAGGGGCTTTCTCTATGTGATCACCACTACTATGCGCCTACTTCGCTCCGCACAATGCGTGCTGGCGTACATAGCAAACTATTTGTCAGGCTTATTTATAAGCTGCCTCTCAAGGCCTATGTAATCATTATTGTCCGTGGTTGGGAAACTACAAGGATGATTTTTCTACTGTGTTTAGGTGTATATGTTGGATGTAGCACAGAGTGTGGATAGATGGGCTTGTTAAGATGTGTTCATTGGCTGCAAGGCTGTTATGCGTGTAGTAGATGTTGAACACCCTACGCTCATGCTGGCGGTATGTACAGAAGTTTGTGCTGTGTAGGCAAACTCTTACATCTGTGTCGGATAAGATGCCGCGATTGTGGATTGTTGAGACAGTTAAGTGACAAATTGTTTCTGGAGAGCATTAACTACATGATGTTCCGCAAAAAAGATAGTGGTCAGCAAAAATTTAGTTGACTCTGTAGTTTAGAAGCCTTATGATTCATTCATCGACAGCGCAACAGACCTAGCAGAGCAAACAAGCAAGGCTGTCGTAGCTGAACTACTAATTGAACTTTTTGAATACAACTTACTAAGGAAATTACCATGCTGAAGCAATATGTCGTTAGATTAGCGCCGATCACCCACTTGCCCATCATCGTGGACGCAAATTCCCTGGATGCGGGCCGTTTGAAAGCTGTGATCGCTGATAAGCCTCAAGAAATTGGCATTGACTACTTCCGAGCTAGTGAGCCTGTCGATCTGGAATACGCCCACAAGATCGTGCAGGAATACGCAAAGCGTGCGAAGATTGGCGAGACGGAGTTTTCTGTGCGGGCACGCCTCCCAAAATCCTTCACTAAGCGCAAGGCCAACGATTCTAACTTAGTTCTTGCTAAATCGGATGAGAAGCTTGCACAAGCGAAGCCCGGTGATGCCCCGAAAGAGCAGAGCCTGGAAGAAAAAGTTAAAGAATTTCACGAGTCTGAGTTGCGTATCGCTCGTGAGAAGAAGGCCGCCAAGGAAGGCAAGAAGCAAGAAGATGTAGACGCTGCGCTCAAGCCCCTAGAAGAACTCGCAGCAGAGCACGGTAAGAAAACTGCTTCAAAGAGCGAAGCCATCCCTACTACCACGGGAGCCTCTTCTGCCAATCCTGAAGGCGCTGTTGTGAAGCGTGACGAGGTTGAGAAGAAGCGCACCAAGCGTGCTTACACAAAATCTTCCGAGAAGGAGCGGAGTGCCAAATCCAAAGCTGCATACGACAGGTACGTTAAAGAGTTGGCTGCTGCTGCGGTCCAATCACCAACGATCATGGAGCCGGTTGCCCACACTGCGACGCCTCAACAGTATGATGCTGCGGTCCTTGAATTAGCAAGTGCTCTGGCAAAGATTCTGAAGGGTGGTGGAATTCTCTGATATCTGCTGCGGCAGCCCCTACAGGCGTGGGGGCTGAATTAACTGAGTGGTCCCTCACTAACTCGAAACCTCGTGCACATCTGGCGTTTCGGCCTATTAATTTGCCAACTACATCAGGACTAATCCCCCATTTGTCGCGCAACTCGACCGATGATCCAGTGTAGAGTGTGCCGTCATCTATTTTTCGGATAGTCACCACGAATCCCTTCTGCCTGCGTATCAATCCTGGGTCATCGGCGGGTGTAGAATCCATGCAGAACCCTTTATAGGTCTTACAGCTCCCTTTTATAAGTCCCTCTATCGAAGATATGCTAAGGTTGTATTCTTCCTTCAGTTGCTTTGTCGTGCGCTCTAGAACCTCGCCTGTCTCAATAATTCTAAACTTGTGTCTCCGGATATTCGGCCTAGGCTTGCACGTAAAATCTGTAGTGGCGTTCAGACAAAAACCACTGGTCGTCCTTACTTTACCCCGCACTAACGCGCCAACCCTGCCTGATGTGGTTCCCAAGTGTGCCACCAACTCACTCTTTGTAAAATTGAAAACCTCCCCTGTGGATAGGCATCTAAACTCATACTTCGTCTTGTCCCTCGACATGTACGGCTGGTCTTTATATGCCCTTGCGTGATTTGTTAAATCCGTCTCGGCTAGGGCGATACCTTTAGAAATCTGGCATATCCTCCTGACTAAGTTACTGGAGTCTGCAAGAGTAAGGCCATGCCGTGCACGGAGTTCCTTCTGCGTACAATCGAATGTCTCACCAGTTTCCACAACTACAAACTTATGGATAACTGTGGAAGTGGTGAACTTTCTTATTTCCTTCGACCACTGCTCCCTCACTAGTGAGAACATCCTACTATTGAGCTTGCGGCCTGAACTAGTCATGGTCATTGCCTGCGCGGCGAACCACAACTCACCACCGTAAACTTGTGCCAAAAGGAGGTGGGCGAGGAAATGTTCTCTGGCCGTCAAATAGATCAGGTTTGATTTCTCGTTACTGCCGCCCATGCATTTTGCAAGAATGTGATGTTCTTCGTAGTACACTCCCTCCAGCTTCGGCCTCATCTTGCGCGATTCTATCAAGTCATCATAGATTTTCTTGTAGTCCATCAGGCGCGACCCTCCGCGCCGTACAACACATCATAGTCCGCAGTGATCTTCAAGACCTTTGCTAAATGTCGCGCCTGTATCAGCTTGGCGAGCATTGCTTCGTCGCCCTTTGTCGTGTAGTATGTAATCAGCTTAGTGAAAGCTTGGTTCTGTACAGTGTTCAGATGGTTGGCGCAGGCGACGAGCGAAGCCGCCCGATAATCGAATGATCGACTCATGGAAGTCCTTTCAGGTTGTGTGGGATTGTTGTGCTACAGACGTACTAGAGTAGAATTGCTCTACTCCACTTAGTTATTATACAGCAACTCTTTCCAAAGTCAAATAAGAATCTTGTAGAAAGTTCTTGCGTAAGCGCCATAACACTGTTACGATGTGCTCAATGAAACAGGAACGGAACATAGATGCAAATATTCGTACTACTAGAACTGCAAACCTACGAAGCTACGCCCCTCATCATGCCGCGCCAAGCGTTCATCTCAGCCGAGGTAGCGCAGCATTTCAAGAGCGCCTACGAGAACTCTGCAACACTTGGTGAGCAATATTGGATTGTTGAACTAACGTTAGAAGACAAGGAGATTTGAGATGGATAAGAACACACAGCCGCGCGAACAGGCGGGAATCGGCATCGACAAGCTGATTGCGAAACTGGAATTGATCGCACAGGTTATTGATGGTGAATATTTGCCGAATACCGCAAATGCGTTGCGCGGTATTGCTGCCGATCTCACCCAGCAAGCCGCGCCCGAAGCACCTAAGAAGATGTACGGCACCATCGGCCATACTCGCATCCCCGGCATGTCGCCCATTGGCGATGTGTTCGCTGCTGCCCCAGTAGACGCGCAAGCGGATACAACCACGGCAAGCGCGAGCGGGGAGCCTGTTATGGCCGATGGAAAAACCAAGCTTTCGGACTATCTGGAGGATGCCGCGCCCGAGACGATGGAAATGGATGACTGGACCAAGGGCTATGAGGAATGCAGACGGCGCTTATTCAAGATCGTCGGCTACCAGCTCCGCGCCCCGGCACAGCAGACGGAACGGATGCAACCCAGCCGTAATGCTGCACCGCTGGACGATGACGCATTCGAAGAAGCTGCGCGAGAGGCGGGCTTGAACCCGGCGCGCATCGGCGGCGTGTTTGCCGATCCTGTAGTTGCCAAAGCCTATAAGGTGTGGCGCGCAGCTCTTACCCAACAAAGCGCAGCCCAGGCGCCGACAGAAGCGCAAGAGGATATTCGTGTCGCGCGCCATTGCGTCTTCAACCTCAAGGAATTCCGCGCAGGCCGCTCGATCTTCCCTGGCGAGGCACTGGGCATCCTTGAAAGCGCACTTGACCGTCTCGCAGCCCAGGCAGCGCATGCTGGCGCGGATACCGAGCGCCTGGACTGGTTCGACCAGAACATCTTTCACCGCGAGATGGACGACTTCGACAGCTGCCTGTACCGCAATCATTCTATGTGGGTGCTGTTTGCCCCGAAGGGCACGCAAGGAACCGCACGCCGAATTATCGACGCAGCCCTGGCCGCAACCGAAAAGAAGGAGCCTCGCAATGGCTGAACTGAACCTGGAAGCCGAGCGCGAAAATTACAGCGCATTCAAAGCATGGTGGACGGACCGGATCGCAGATGGCGATAACTCGATGCATGCCGAGGTGTTTGCGTATGAAATCTGGCAAGCCGCTCGCGCGGCGACTGGAGCAGCGCAACTGGATGCCGACAACCTGCCGCTGCCCGACTACGAGTTGGTGACGATAACCGCCGATATGGTCGGCTCGCAGTTGGCAGTCTATCGGGATGAACAGGTGCGCAAATTCGTCGCCCCGTATGCCGAGCGTATCCGCCAGATGAAAGATGCCTTCGATGCCGCTGTATCGCTCGCTGGAGACACCATCAACGCCAGGAATGCCGAAGTTGCCGAGCAGGCCGAGCGTATCCGTCACCTGGAGCGCGAGAATGGCTTACTGTTACTGGTCGTTGAGCAGTTGAAAGCTCGCCTTGCGTCAGCCGATGCATTCATCGAAAGCAGGACATGACAGGAGCACAGCATGGACAACCTAACATACATCCCAATTTGCAGCACGCCTGAAAAGCCGTGCGACTACGCTGAATGCGACCTGTACCACCCTGCGAAGCTGCCAAGTGGCGAAGTTGTATGGGCCGATTGTTGCAGGACACGCGGCATCACCGATCCTACAAAGATAGATGAGCACTTGAGAAATCACCCGCGCATCGACAGGAGGAAATGACGCCATGCGCAAATATATCTGGATTGCCTTGGGCGTGGGCCTGCTGTACCTGACAGTGATTATGCCATATTGGCCTTTCGTTCTGTTTTACACTGGGGTCATCTGGCTTACCTGCCCACACTATAATTTTCTGAGTGCGTATTGTGGAGAGATTACAGCAGGGTTTGTCCTGTCGCGTATCGCACAAGTTTTATTCATAACTGCCCTAGCGCATTTGCTGTGGCAACTAATAACCAAGAAAGGGAATAGAAATGAATGAAGGAAACTCAAAACGAATCACCTTGTCCGTACGTATGGCGGTCTCCGTAACGGTCGATGCTCAGATCGTTGATGGCGAGGTTGCTGTTGTCAAGGTCGTGCGGATCAATGGCCTGCCCAGCGCTCGAGAAGTGATGGAGGCGCTAGATGCTGATGAGGGACTGGCTGAGCTGGATGACGTATTCGAAAACGAGCCGGGAGAATCACAATGACCCCCACTCCCACTGCCGATCTGCCCAACTTCCGCCTGCTCATGCGCGAGGTGCAGCTAGGCGACATGACGCCAGAAGGGGCAGCGGCTGCGATTGACGAGTATATCCGCCAGGAAGTGGCTCGACGTATTCTGCAAGGCCTTGACGTTGAGCTTGCACTTCACCCGCTCGGAATCGTGCAAGACTGCGCTGACAGGGCCAATCATAACCAAGCAAGGCTTTCAGATAGGATGGTGGCCACGTTGTTGAGAGAGTATGCAATGCTGCGACGACGTATGGCTGATGATAGACTGCGCGCCATGGTAGAATTCGCTTATGTGCCGATGCCAGCAAAGAACGCTGAGCAGCAATTGCTGGACAAATTGCGCTTGATTAGCCAGGGTGGGTGAGCCTATCCTCAAGGGACAGGCCGAGGCCGGGGGCGTAACAGCTTTCCGGCTTTTCTTTTATACAGTGTCACAACAATCCTCATAAAATTCTTACGCCCGCTATTGACAGCCTCTCCGCGCTGGGCTACTATGAATACGTCGAAACAAACACAACAGGAGAGCAGAATGAAACTCGAAGATATTGACTTGCTGAAGAAGAAACTCCAGGATCATCTCGCAACTGTCGGCAAAGAGCGTGACAAGATTGACGAGACACTGGATGAACTTAACTCCCTCAAGAATGACTGTGAAGATGCAGAGGAAAGTATCTTCGATGCTATCAGGGCGCTAGATGATGCCCGCGATGCTCTTAGCAGACTAGTGTGAGGGCTAACATGAACAAACAAACAGGAGAATGAGATGACGAGCAAAGAACTCTACGCTACATTGGAAGCTGCCGGTTGGATGTTTGGCAGCAGCCTGAGCGACACAGGCGTGTCATGGTATGCCTACCGTAGGCTTATTGGTGGGAAGAATTGCATCTGCAATGATAAACCACCATCGCTCACGATTCAGCCGCACGACCAAACATTTGGGGAGCACAACTTTAAGTCTGTCACATTCGAGATTCGTGGAGAAATTGAAGGTGGTCGGTGGATTGACTTCAGTGTCTACGGAATCAAGTATGACGAGGTGATTACAGAAATCCCACGTTGCACGGCTGTGTTGCTCGCTGCATGGAATGCTGTGGCTAGCGGAGATGTGGAATGAAAACAAACAGGCTGAACGTGAGTGAAGCCAAACACAGGAGAATAGAATGAGCATCGATGAAATTTTGAAGTCCCTGAACATGGTAAAGGGCAGCACGGCGATCCGCCAAGTCGGCACGGAGTTCTGCTCCAACCGTGGATACTACGAGCACCTGTCTATGGCTCCTGCCAACGATGAAATGCCTGTCAAAGAGTTTATGGCTGTCCTTAAGGCACAGATCGGGAAGACGTACTACGGGTACAAGGGTGGAGAATTCACAATGGCCGGACATACGCAACTGTTCATTGCAAACTACGGCTCATGCGGTAAGATGGTGAGGGGCGTTGGTATTGACGAGGAGGGCGCGTTCCTCCTTCTGGCAGATAGAGACTTCAATGGTCTTTGAGTACGGGAGCCAAGAATGAACACCTCAACCGAAACAGCCCTCACAATCGCCTCCTGGTTAATTTTCCCAGCAGCCCTTCTCACAATTGGCTACATGCTCTACGCGGAATGGAAGGCCCGCAGTAGTCCTCGCAAGAGAGCTTTCAAGGCTGGGCGGAAGGCTAGGAAGAAGGGGCTGAGCGTGGTGTCGAACCCGTTCCCCATAGGCAGCGTGCTAGGGGAAGCCTGGAGGCATGGGTGGATGTCGATTGATGATGAAATTAATGGGGAGGGATGATGAACATAGTGGCTAACGCAGAACAACTCGCCCACAAATGGCACAGAGGCCAGAAATACGGCAACCAGCCCTACACGGAACACTTGAAGGCTGTCGTGGCGAGTGTTGAAGATAAATATGCAGCATCTGGAAAGGTAGCCTCCGACGTTGTGATTGCCGTGGCGATTTTGCACGATGTGCTAGAGGACACAGCATGCACTCAGCAAGAAATTATCGAGTGCACCAGCATTTATGTGGCGTCATGCGTCCTGGCCCTCACGAAGAACAAAGGTGAGTCTTACGAGAACTACATCCTCAAGGTGAAAATCTACCCGGAATCGCTTGAGGTGAAAACACATGATACACTTTGCAATTTGACAGCAAGCGTCATGTCGGGCGAGAATGGCAGGATTCGTAAGTATGCTAAACAGCTTCTACTTCTTACGGAACGCTAAAATTCTTATTGACAAGCGGCTCGGCAGGGCTTATTCTGAACATGTCAACAAACAAAAGGAGAATGGAAATGAAACGTACTAGCAAGCCTGAGTACACCGATGAAGACGAACTGTCTGTGCCCTCATTAACACCAGATGAGCGTAAATGGATCGAAGCCGCTGCCAAACTTTTCGACAAGATGCCTGAGCGTCTACAGTTGATGGAGGGTGGTGACAGCGTTTCAGTGGTAGATGCAGCAGGAGCGAAACTCTCGAATTGTGCCGATGGCGATGCTCGGCGCGACGGGATAGTATTGGCTGATCTGCCGTCCGCAATGTTCAAAGTTTTCGGTGTATCTTGCTAATCACCTCAACAAAGGCCCAAAATGAAAATCATAGGAGCGAAGCGAGTATGAACATGTCAACAAACAAAAGGGGAATGGAAATGAGCGAACAAGATGATCGTTTTCAGCAGCGGCACAAACGTATGGTGGAGAAAGCCTTGAATGCGAGTGTTACTAGTCAGCCAAAAACTGCGGTGTATACTTTCGGCATCCCTGAAGGTGAAATGACATCAGAGCAGATAGGCCGCGCGGTTTCCGTCTACGACTATTTTGACGAGCCATTCGATTCCCATCCTGATGACGTTGCTGAAGTCTATGCAGCAATGGAGCGCTATGTGCAGACTGGTGAACTACCTTGGGCTGCGGTAGTAGACCCCACCTTGCACACTGTCGAAAAGGCGAAGCAATGAGCGAACAAGATAAGCTGTACGGTGCGATTGTGAATATCCGGTGTGATGCTTCTAAATACAGTGACGTAGATGCACGCATTGCCTACAAAGAAGGTCATCGAGATGCACGACATGCTGCCGCTGATTTGGTTAGGGAGTTTTCCTCACAGGATGGTGTGAGTAGCCAGTACATCCCTAACAACTTCACCACGCACCGCTCTGCATGGCGTGACGCTATCACTGAATGTATCAATGTCGAAACAGCCAAGGGTAATCATGACCAAGCTGCGTACTGGGAGCACGAGCTTGCAGCATACGACCGCTCATTTGCACGGCTGCTGGACAATCCTGAGCCAAACAACAAAGGACTGAAATGAAAATGAGTGAACAAGATAAGCTGGTTGGTGTAGCAAGCTTTATGCCTGGAACGGATGGCTTCACTATGGTGTGCTTCAACGCTTCGGATGTCCCTCCAGGTGCGAAAGTGTATGCTGCCGGTGTAATTGACGAGATTTGGAATCAGGCACTGGAGGAAGCGGCGAAAGTCTGCGAGGACAGGCTTGATCCGTCGCGTAGCTGGACAACATCAGGTGCATCGAATTGGCACGCAAATACCATACGTTCTCTCAAACGTAACAAAGGCCCAAAATGAACATAACAGAAGAAATCATGCAAGACATACGTGACGGCTTGGCAAACGCAATTGTCTGCTCGGCTAAGCTTGGCAGCACTAACGAGAAAGAGCATGCTGTCGTGAATATTCAGAGCCTTGCCAATCACCTCTCCAAAGCAAGTGAGCGGGCACAGCAGCTCTATGGTATTATGTACAAGGAATGGCAGGAGGGATTGGGATGATTGATACTGGCACGCTAATCTGTGCAATCGAAGCCGCTACAGAAACGATTGAGATTGACCGTTACGGAAATAAAGTGGAAATTAATGTGGTGAATGCGGCTAAGCTTGTCGAGGAACTGTACAGGATTAAATACAATCAGGAGAGGTTTGAATGATTACACGCAAACAAGCCGACAATATTATTGGGATGAACGCACAAACTGTAAACACGGATTTTAGCGGTGACGCTACCCAACAGTTGCTAGAGGAAATCAAGGCACACGCTGAACGAGGTATCAACTGGCCCGGACACAGCACGTTCCACATTGAACGTATCGTACAAATTCTGAAAGATGCAAAGGTGATTGAATGATTACACGCAAACAAGCTGACAACATCATGTGGCTCGCCTCGCAATGGGCCTCTGCACAGAGCTTAGCTGACGCCTATAAATTCAATTTGGAGGCTCCTCCTGGCGAATATGTCATTGCGACGGAAGCTGCTGCGAAGGCGTTTGATATGTTTAGGGATGCGCTAAATAAAGTGACGGAGGGGTGATATGACATCAGTTGGACACGGTGGCGGTGGAGGGCATTCATCAGCAGGGCACTCATCAGCGCATAGCGCAGCACACGGGAGCGTTTCAACACACTCAATTCCCTTTTCAGGCGTGCATGGCTCTGTTCCCGCACAACAGGCGAATGTCTCCTCTGAACAGCAGATCGAGCAGCATGTTCATAAATGGCCTAGTTGGGTAGGCGGGACAGTGTTTTGTTTGATGCTGGTGTTGATTCTTGTGCTGCTGTATAACGTGCTGTTTGGGGACTGGGAGAAAGGGAATGACAATGCCACACATTAAACTCACATGCCGGGGATGGGCTGTCTATCACAGCAAAGATCATTCCTCGTACGGCTTGCCTGTTGTCGTGAGGGAGAATGTTGGGAATGCTTGGGTTGCGTATGTTAGGTATATGGAGGGGTGATATGAAGCGGACAGAAGCTGAGTCGAAGGACCTGAGCAGGCGGTTTACGGAGAACAATAAACGCCTTGCTGCTATAATCAACCCCCTGAGCACCGCCAAATACGAAGCAGACTTTGATTGGCGAGGAATCACCAGGGCGCTGGACGGATGGGCAAAAGACTACGGTGGTATGGAACTCAATCCAGACTTTCAACGTGGGCACGTCTGGACAGCCGAGCAGCAGCAACACTACATTGAGAATGTCTTACGTGGTGTTGTCAGCAGCAGCGGCTTTGTCTTGCAATTCAATTGCCCAAATTGGGACAGCGACAAGGTTGTGGCCGATTTGCCAAAAGGGTTCCAGTGTATCGACGGCCTACAGCGTCTTACGGCTGTGCAGGAATTCTTGGAAGGAAATGTAAAACCTTTCGGGCTGTCTCCGAGTGATTTGGATATTAGCTCGTTTTCTATGCGAGGGTCTACCTTTCGATTCAGGGTTGCAGTGCACACGTTCAGCCGCAGAGAAGACTTGTTGAGCCACTATCTTGCACTGAACACTGGTGGCACTCCTCACAGCAAAGAGGAAATTGAACGTGTTAAGGCGCTGTTGAACAGTGTGAAGGAGGGGTGATATGAAACTGAATTGGAAATCTGCTGAGACAAGGGCACGCTTTAAGGAAGCCATCTGGGTAATTGCTGGCAGAATGCCTTCCGCCATCTTGGTAGATGCCTATCTCGATTCGGACAGTGTTAGTCTACAGGAATTCTGTATCGAGTACATGCCCGCAACTTGGATGACAGGTATTGGAATAATCGACGCTGCTTACTTGCTGGTGGATGAGGCGTTTGCCAATGCTAACATTGACGAGGAAGGGAATATTCGGTGATGAATTTAGACTACGAACCGATAACGGAATACCTAATGTTTCCTGGTGATTTTGGGAGGGATGAATTAGAACAAACTGTCTTGCTACTAGCGGAGCGTATGAAAGTTTCGATTGTGCGAACAAACAATAACAAGCATCAGCGAATGCAGGTTGAACTAGTGGAGGACTAGAGGGAGGGCCTGAGAGGGTTCCTCCCTCTTTTTGCATTCTGAAGCGAGAAGTTGTGCAAACTTACACCGAATACAGCGCAATGCTGTTAAGGGGCGGGCACGAGTTGAATTTGGAAATGGCCGATAATTTCTAGGATTTATTTCGTTGGTGAGCGGCTGCTATAGAGCCTGTGGCATCAACGAGGGGGTGGTCGCTGCGCTGCCCTACAATTCTACTGCGAGAATTTCTCCAACTCGCTCGCAATCCTGGCGACCCTCTACTAATGGCACGGGCGCGTTTTCTCCCAGAAATAGGCAGGCGTGATGGGGAGTTGGCCGGTTATCAGGGAAGCACATAGCTGCTATCGCTTGGGCGTACATCGCCTGCCTTGGTGCCTTTCGGCCCTGGTAGCTCACCCTGGAGGGCATGCCGTGCTCTATATAAGAATGTCTAGCGTTCTTGTCTCCCTTGTGTATGTCCCACTGTAGCGACGCACCGAACAGGAAGCGAGCGCACATCTGTAAAGTTTGCGAAAGTGCTTGATAATCCTTTTGAGTGCTGGCACAATGCTTCTCATGGACGGAGCACGTAGCGCCGTTAAGACACCTCACCAGGAGCTAGACATGCCAGAAATCATCCGAGGTTATAAAATCAGCAACAACAACGCTTCCCGCTTGCAGAAAGCCAGCGTAACAGTTCGCACCCCTTCCGGCCTCATCTGCGCTAGGGTTCATAGTGATCACGGAAAATTGCTCCAACGTATTCGCAACAGCTTACTAGAGCCAGCACGTGCTGAACTCATCGCGCAGATGTCACAGGCAGGGTGCCCACCTGAAGACATTTTCGCTATTGTCGCAAAGCAAGACTAAAATAGATTGAACTTGGTGCTTAAAAGTGCTTGCAAGATGTCCAGATACATGAGATGATTCTTACATGGACGAAGCAAACAGAAAGCAGCTTTGCCAAACGCTTGACAGCCCCTAAATAATTTTCCTGGAGAATAAAATGACCTACGCAACCGCAAACGCTGAAATCCTCGCCCTGTTCACTGCCACGGGTAAAGAAATCCCGCAGGAGGATAGTGACATTGGCCGTGCTGTGCAGATTCTGCAAACCATTTGCGATAGTCAGAATCACACTATCCCGGAGTTTGAAAATGCCGACGTGCCGGACTACGCTGAGAATGTGGAAGTCGATTCGGCATACATTTTCGAAGCCTTGGAATATATCGAACAACACATTGGCGGCGATGATTTTTCGCTTGACTTTGACGGCAACGAATACCGGCTGATTAAAGAGTCGGCAATCTGGGGTATCTACGTTGAAGAAATCAAGAACACGGTGGATGATTGCTATTCCGATGTAATCAATCTCGACAAAATCCCTTCGTTTATCGCCGTGTCGATTGACTGGGAGCAAACTGCAAAGAATGCATATGCAGATGGCTACGGGCACCAGTTCAGCGGCTACGACGGCAGCGAAGAGGAAGCGGCAGGCTTCTACATCTTCCGCACCAACTGAGAGTAGCCAGAAACACCCTTTCACGCTGGCTAAAACATAGCGCTATCCATCAAACGCACAAGGCCCTGTAGGGTGGTAGCCTGAAACACGTTCGACGCCTTGCAAGCCCTTAAACACGAGAGGAGAATAATCATGGACCTTTGGACACATAACGACTTATTCTGGATCATTGCACGTAGTTATTACGGCAACTTTCAAGGGTGGACTTTCCATGCCGCCCTGGATGATGAGTTTGCAGACGGTCCACTAGACGCACCTGTAAGATAAGAAAGCGTAAGAATATTGCTTGACTCCCCTTGCCTCGTGCGATATTGTAGAGGACATGGCAGGGGTTGCCCGGTGGGCAAACAACGAATAATCAAACACTGGAGGATTTATGGAAGTCAAATATGTTGTCGCACAAGATGTCCGGGAACTGAAGAAAGCACTTCAGAAAGTTCCTGCCGGTGGCTCATGGTTTGTTGAACGTGGGGACTATGGGCACTGCTCTGTCATCTGCTACGATGAGTTTGGAGAGCAGCACACAATCATTAAGAACAAAGAGTGAGCCACCATGCAAAAACAACTCAGCCGCACATGCGTGAGCAAAACACGAGCCCTCCTCATGGCAACAGCATGTGTTGGCAGGCCTACAGGAAGGGAAACTAGGTGGCGCTTCATCGCTCCTCACAGTGTACGTAATTTGGCAGGCCCAACACAGGAGTACACGGCAACGTGCCATTCAGACATTCAACGCATGCGCACATTGCTTGTTGTTGAAATTGCTCTCGTGCTAATGGGCCATGATGGGCAGCTTGTGCCGGATGGGTTGGAGGGGAGCGCGGGAAAGATGCTGGAGAGTGTGTTAGCCAATCCGAACAATTATTTGCGTAAGGACTAATCATGAAAACTTACTTTAAATGGACTTGCCCTGATTGTGGACATTTGCACGAATCGGAAACGGTAGACGCCGAGCTTGGCCCATTCATGGCGCTAGTCTGCGACGATTGCGGAAGCATTTCCGATGAAAACAATTTGCAAAAAGCTGATGTAGAGGCGTGGTCTGTAGCGGTCAACAGGGTGTGTTAGCGGAGCCTGGACGGTGGTTGGTTAGGGACTGATATTGTTACAAATTCGCTGTTGCTTAAAATTGTTATGTGCGTTAAGATGGGGTCATTGGATGCGCAAACACACAAAGGAGCTAGACATGAGCAAGCTTGAGACCCTGAAACAAAAAGCAACGCAGGCAGAACAGAAGTTTGATGCTGCTATAGATGCTGGCAAAGACCGTGCAACGATTATTCGTCTTGGTAAAGTGATGGATAAATGGCAAAATGCCTACCATGCAGAACTTCGTGCTAACGGCATCGCTCCACACAAGGTAGGAAACTAACACCATGCCAAAACACACAGACAAACTCTCAGCCCTCCGCACAATGCTCTCTCTGTGTGGCTTTAAGGAAGATGCACACGGACATTTTCAGAAAGACACATTCGGGCTAACGCTTAGCAAGGAACGTGTTCCGGCGAAGATGAGGATAAAGATACAGGACATCTCTGTACGTGTGGAATTGAAGCGTGACGCGCCAGGGAGCGAATGGAACAAGATTGATGGGGCGTATTTGAAGGATGTGATTGTGGGGCCGGAGGGTGTGAGGATAGGGAGGAAAACATTTAATGTGGAGGAACTATGAAAATCAATGCAGATTTATCGATCAACCGGACCAGCCGAGACGAAGTGACAATTAGTGTCACGGATGACAAGAGCCACACAGAATTTGTGAAGCTTTCCCTGACACTGGAACAGTTTGCCTTTGCCATTACGGGAATGCACGTGTCAGATGTTGAGGGGATTGTACGAGGCCTGGACGTAGTAGGAAAGACCAAGATAACGAAACGTGTGTCTGTCGAGTGTCCGCTCGATACGTACGACAAGAAAGCACTTGAGGAATGGCTCAAGGAGCACGGCAAAGAGGATGGATGGGATGTTAGCTCCTATCTAGGCTCACAGAGTAGTGTTGTCAGGCACGAGGGCAAAACTGTGCTGAACTATACGTTGTTTCGGTACGAGTGATGTTCTAACCCATGCGTGCTACAATGCACAGAATTTACAATAGGGGTTACAGATGGGACGACCGGCAATCAATGAGGAAGGGAATCGCTACGGGCGTCTCGTAGTTGTCAAACGTGATGACACTACACCAATTGGACGCCCTAGGTGGGTTTGCCAGTGCGATTGTGGGAAAACCGTAATTGTTCGCGCTTGGGATTTGCGCAGTGGCGATACAACATCTTGCGGATGCCTGCGTGCCGAGAATATGGCGAAGACAGCAGCGGCATATCGTGAGGCACTAAAGGGCTAATTCAATTGGCAAAACAAGCTAGAATCAATTTGTAAGGCCCGGACATATGCGGACAAGGGATGTGCGTTTGGAGGGCTGGAGAGGCTTAAAACACAGGAGGAAGGTATGAGCAGGAATAAGCGTGAAGGGCCTTATAGAGGCGTTTCGGCTTGGTGGAAGAGTGGATTTAAGTCAAAACACGTCAGGAGCCATCGCTGGCATAGTGGGGACAAGCCAACAACATTTAGTGCGTTCTGCGTGCTAAAGACAAGGGCAGACCAATTTGCATTAAACCAATATAGGAGCAACACAAAATGAAGAACATCATTCTTGCAGGCTGGGTTTCCGGGCTACTTGTAGCATGCGGAGGTGGTTCTGGCGAACCCGGCCCTACAGCCAATTACAGCGCACCAGTAGGGCAGGCGCTAGGGAACATTGTGCAAACGCTGCCTGACGCTGCTAAGGCTTTCACAGGGGCTTTTGCAAGCGTTAATGGGCAAGCCGTTGGTTACGTCTCAGGCATCAGTGAGAGCGATGTCGCGCTGAAGTTGGCGCAAGGTATTGCTAATGCTCCCACGAGTAACGCTGACGCGTATAAGGCTCTGCTGAGTGATGCAGGGTTGTCTATTGTGATAGTGGGAGCGGATACGGGGCAGAAGTCGAGCATTACCGGGCTTCCGTTGAAATATCCTGATAGCGTGTTTGTGGGGAAGCTGGGGAGGGAGAGCACCGCTGGCGGTGCGGGTGGGGTTGTTACAATCAAGAAGGTTTAGTTACCGTCAGGCCACTTCCTCTAGCTCTTTTGCCATTATGTGTAATACTGCTAATGGCTCAATCGAGAACTTAGACTTGTGGCCTGATTTACCTTGCACATTCCATTTCGGTTGACGCTCAAGAATCATTTGTGTCTCGTAGAATAGGACATCTGGCGATGACTCGAAAGTGTGCAGCTCTACCCTTGCAACTTGCGCAATATCTTTAGTCTTAACGTGGTCGCTCCACCTAGTAAAGAAATTGTTAGTTTTTCCAACATACAACAATTCATCTTCCGCACCGTAGAAGAAATAACAAACATAGAGTGAGTCTCGCAAAGCAAGCGACACACTAGCAGGTGTATCAAGGTGCTTTAGAGGTATCGTCCTTTGTACGTCTCGCTTGCTCTTAGACTTTGCAATAAGCCTGTGATACTCACGCTCTGCTACAACTAACTTAGCTTCCGCTTTCTTCCTCTCATACTCCGTCATGCTGTCAACAGTGTCCGCGCCTAGTTGACTGTCTAGGGTGAGTGTGTCTTCGTAGCTCTTAAAATCCTCATACTCAATCCACCGATCTTCCCAAGCTGGTTCACGATGGTATGCCGCATACCCTGCTATTATTCTTTCATCTGGTAGTGTCCACGCTTGATCGTCATACAGGATTCTAGACAAGAATTCTCTTTTCTGCTGCATCGTGCTCATTTTCCAACGTGCCTTATCTTGTGTAGCCTGTTAAACTCTTTGATTAACTCTTTATCTGTGTGCCTATCGAACCATTCTTGCGTATAGACGAGCAGCATGTATTCCAGTACATCATTAATTTCTTCGTCAGTCATCCTCAATCCTTTCCTCTTCCAATGTTGTAATAATCTCTTGATCGCTTTGTTCGATCAACTCTTGATTGTACATCTCACGTTTCACCACTTCCCTACGTACCAACAATTGCACTAGTCCACACGCTTGCATGTACTTCCTCGACTGTCTATCACTCAGCCCTAGTGCGTCCGCTATAATGTCTGTGGACAGGCGCTCCAGCTTCGACAGCAAGCGATAGACGACCATCATAGACAAGGGCCTAGTGTTGCCGTGCATGTCGAGCCTAACAACACCATAGAAGATGTCTTCAAAGCTGGTAGGCAGCGTACAGTCTCGCATGCTGAAAATAACACCGTCGAAGAGTTGCACCAAGTCGGCATTGTCCAGCACCACAGGCTTCCGACCCTTGGCAGGTTCAGGCACTGGCCCCACTACATACGACCATTCGGCGTCAGGCTTCCACCTGGGGATACGTCGCTTAAGCTTTGCCAGGAGTTCAGGCGTCAACTCAGCGCAGCGGATAGGCTTACGCTTCCTCTTGTCGTATCCGAGAGGTTTGGACGCTTCCCACGCCGAAACACCGTACACCCTCATTTCGGCCCCCTATTAAGTAACCTAATACAAACTCTTGCACAAAAATACACACATGCCATATACGGCCCCCTATTAGATAACGAATTACTTCTGAGACAACTTAGCAACCAGCACATCAATCTTGTACTGTCGATAAGCTTCCTCGATCTTCTTGGACATCTCAACATCATCCTTCCATGCTTGCCTTACAGCATAGATAGCTTGCGCTGTCGATTGCTTAAAATGTGCGATGATGTCTGCAATGTCAGATGACTGGTAGTTAAAGTTCTTACGGCTCACGAAAGCTCCTATGTTGTTGAATACTAGATCAGTATATAGTATGATTGCCACAAGTCAACTAAGTTTAGCACAATAAAGAGAACAAGAATTTAGTTATAGTGGAAGAATGAAGAAAGAAGACACTAGAAGAAAGACCAACTAAGGAAGGATAGACTGAAGATAACTGAAAGAAAGAACAGACTAACTTAATTGATGCAAAGAAAGGAGGCATTGCCATGTGTGCCTGACGGCCCACGCTAGCGCTGGCAACACACAAACAATAAAATTCTTATGAATTCTCCCTTGACATGCAAATCAGTGCCCTCTACAATGTCTCTATTCGCAGCACAAACGAACATAGCCAGGGGCAGAACATGAGCACTTACAAAGACTTCACCGACGACGTAAACGGAACTATCATTGGGGGCGATTACGGTATGTGCTGGGTTACTTACCAAGACAGGAAGCAGGGTAAGACTAACTATCCCGCTAACAAGGTGGAAGCAGAGCAAATGTGCTCGTGTGTTGTCGAGGAAATCAAGAAAGACTGCGGAGAAGCTTTCAACATGATTTATCCTGACAAGGATGCATGGAAGTTTCATTTCGACGGTATTTGAACGTATAACAAACACAAGGAGAAATCATGGCAAAATTAACAGGCGACATCATCAAAGCTGGCTTGCACGTATGGGCCTTGGGGTATAACAGGAACACTCGTAAAGATGTTCCTGTAGAGTTGATTGTCATTTCAGGCGATGCGGGATCAATGGGGAGGCTGTATGTCATGCCAGCTAATGCTGAGAGTGATGACAAGTGGCTCACCAAAGACCCTAACACCCACCAACCAGTGATTTACCTTGGTGACAGTGGCGTGCGTCCTTACAACTACGACGACAGGGCAACACAAGTGTTTACTACCAGGGAAGAAATGGAAGAAGCTATTGCATTGTGGGGAGGGAAAAATCCTAACTTTGTTACTGAGGATGGAATGGAATGGACATTGAGCGGAAGCCTGTAGACTATAAATAACAATCTTGTGTGCAGAAAATGCTTGCGTGCTTAGATGTGCTTTGGTATTATCACTACATCGGTTGAACGCAAGTGAAACCAAATCGACAACGCACTAACACAAGGAGCCTAAAATGACCGTCGAAATCTTCCTCCCAATCTTCTTCGCAGTAGTTATGTCCGGCTTTGCTGCCACTATCATCGTCAGCATGTTCAACGATAGCAAGGAAGACAAGGCCCGTGCAGAGTATCGTGCAATGCTGGCTAAATGGGACGAGCAGAAGCGCCAGGAAAGGGAAGCTTTCGACAAGGCAGCGTGGGAAGCTAGGAAGGCACGTAGGGCAGCGATGTATAATTGATCGGGAGGAATAAAATGTACGCTATTCAATGGAAAGACACCAGGGCAGGCACTTGGCTACTATGCAGCACTAAGGGACAAGCTGAAGTGTATGATTCTATGCTTCGTGCGGCAGCGGCGGTAGAGAAATGGAAAGAGTCAGGTTATGAAGCGGACGAGTACAGGATTGTTGAGGCAGAGATTGTGTTCAAGGAAGACTAGCCATGACCAACACATCATTCCTCGTTATCACTGTACTAGTCATCCTGTTGGCTGCCCTCTCAGGGCTGGCCCTGCATGCTGGGCTCACGCTGTGGCAAGAGGGACGTAAGAGGGAGCCTTACAAGCCAGGGAGCAAGGAAGCCGAGAGGGAGGGAACGTTGGAGGTGTGGAGGAAGGGCGGTGTTTAAGGAGTTTATAAGAATTCGTAAGAAAGAGCTTGCGTGTCGGTTTGTGCTGGGGTATTATTAGTCATCGGCTCTACAAACCCTCTAGGAGAAACAACATGAAAAAGTTTATCGTCCGCGTGAACAACGGTTTTAACTTTGAGTACCATTCAATGGTAGAGGCTGAAACTGTCTTTAAAGCAAGGAAAGAGTTCTTGACGAAACACAAGGGTGACTGGTTTGATACGCCAGGAGGGGTTAAACTTTCTGAAGTGAAAGAGGACAACAATGTACGACACGATAGCGTATGAGGAAGGCAGAAGGGCATATGAGAACACTACTCCGTGCCCTTATATAGAAGACTCGCCTTCCTACTATGATTGGTGGGAAGGCTTCAGAGATGCAGAGCAGGACGCCGAGGAAGATGCTGAATGAAGACAATCATCCATGTAAATCAACATGTTATAAAAGCTAACAGGAAGAATGACGAGAACAACCCCGTATTGACAGTGAAGACATACAAGAGCAATACATACGCTCACGCTGTAGAGATTGAAGGGCCCAGCAGGATTGTATATAGCCCTAACAAGCCTCTCTCATGTGGCGCTCATGTGTGGATTGAGACGGAAGGGAATGTCACTGTTGTGGTGTAATGATTGTATGCAGAATCAACACCAAAGAGGCCACCTAAACGGTGGCTTTCTCTATTGTGCAAAGCCTTATTCAGCGTGATTTAAAGGGCCTAGAAGGCGTCTGTTATGTGTGTTGGTAGGGACGTAGCCAGGAGGCTGTACAAGGGCAGAGAATAAGGAAGCCCCGTTCATCCGTATTGACTACAGGGGCAAAGTGTTTTTGTGATGATGTGCAAAGCAGCATACAAGAGGCCCGCTAACGCGGGCTTTCTGCTCTCTATTCCCTATTGAATAACCCACTTCTGAGCCTGTTCTAAGGCTCTACAGCATGCCTACACATGCATTGTGCTATGGCCCTACATGGCATGGCTTCAACAGGCTAGAGAGGCGCTATATAGGCCACATACGGCAGGCTATCAATTAGGCTCAAAGCTAGACTACATGCGGCATACAAGCATTCTGTACAGAGTGCTATCTAATGGACTGTCCATCATAGTGGACAAGCTTTCCAGTATAGTGGATTGTCTGTATTGCATGCTTTGGCGTTAGACCACAATTCGTCCCTTCTTCGTTTCTTCGCCACCCTTGGCACCAACGAGGCACATTTAATAGGGACAGAGTGGTGCTATCGAGTGCCTATCAAATGAACATATGAACACCTATTCACATGTTGAAATGTGGCGAAGGGACGATCTACAGCAGCAGGACAGCGCCTGGAGGGGAGCTAGGGAGGCGAGAGGGGGAGGCTATGCAGGACGCAGGCAGAGGGATGGCAAGAGCAGCGATCCGGTAGGATCAATGCCAGGGAGGGCGCTATAGCTGGCTAGGAGGGACCTAGGCGGGGCAAGGAAGGGGCACAGAGGGGGAATGGGGGGCAAGCTGGCAGGGAGGGACGCTGGAGGGATGGCTAGAGTGCGACGAGGAATGGGCGCTAGGAGTAGGCTATTCGGCTGCTCATGCACAAATCGATACGGGCATTTGAACTTGTTTATGAGTCCGCATGCCATATTTTTTAGGCAGGGAAGGGGTGGATATTGGGCATCACCGGGCACTGTTAGACCGCACAGGAGCCATTGCCCCGAAACAAGGAAGTAGTCCCCTCGATATATTTACCAGATGGCCTGGAAGCAACTCCACGAAGAGGGTCACTTCTCAAAAATTTTTATAGCCAAAATGCAAAAATGGAGGTTGCCTCAAAAAGAAGCACCTCCACCTGGATATTTTCATGCTGCTATTTAGAAATATGTCTTTCTAATCAGCACACTACAAAGATTTTCTAAAGTTGTTTCTAGGACTCACCTCCACCTGGAAATCACGCGGCAAACGCTAGTTGCGCTCCATTCCCCACCGCGAGCTGTCGGGGTGCATTGCTCATTCAGTTCCTGAGCGATTTCCGCATACGTCATCCCGCACGTAACCATGCGCTCAATAGGTGGCCTCACTTTGGCAGCGAACCTATCAGCCTTCTCTTTGAGCACCGAGACAGCCTTCTGGCGTGCTTCATCCAGATTGGTACGGTTGCCCAGGATGACACCACGCGCTTTAGCTGCTGCCAACCCTGCCTTGGTCCTCACCCCAATCATCTCACGTTCTTTGGAAGCCAAGCCGCTGAAAATGATTTCCACAAATGGGTCGGCATCCTCACCCTGCTCGATTGCCACCACCTTCTTTGACTTCATCAGCGAGCGGGAGATATCGAAGTCACGACTGGCCCTGTCGCTCTTGGTGACAACCACTTGGGCCTTCATCTTCTTTGCCATCGCCAGGGCAGTGGACATGACAGGACGATCCTTTAACGGAGTTGCACCAGAAATCACCTCGTCCATGATAGTGATTAAGTTATACCCATGATGCTTTGCCCAGCGCTCGATTTCTGCACGCTGACTATCGAGGCCATTTTTGGACAGGCCCTGCTCACGGGTGCTGACGCGACAAACTCCGATGAAAGATTTGGTCATGGTGTGGCTCCTAGATACGTTTAGATATGTGTATGGTACACAAATGAAAACGCTATGTCAACAGCGATTCACCATGAGTCTTCAACAAACCTTCGGCCCTTGCCCACACGTTCTGCACGGACGACGTGTACCACTTGGCGTCTCGGTAAGTCTTTACGTCATTGTTGTTAAGATGTTCCGCCAACTGGTAGAGCGTCATACCTTGATCCCTGAGTGGCTTAATAATCTTGTAAATCTTCAAGGCAAATTCATTTGCAGCCTTAACCATAGATTCCCCACCCTTCTTTGCGGCTTCAGCGAGGTTAGTCTGGTTCCCGAGTACAACTCCCCTTTCCTTGGCCCTGCGAAGACCTTCTTTGGTAAGCTCGGCATGATTGTCTCTACGCTTCCAGCCACCTTCGTGAACACGGTCGTGGCAGCAGCCACACAGAGGGACTGTTTGTGTGCCACCTAAACTTTGAGGAATTACGTGGTGATCTTCTGTTGCAGGCTTACCGCATTCAAAACATTTCTTATCCATGATAGCCTTTCTTATATTATACAAGCCAAACAATACGTTTAGCCTTCTTAATACAACAATGTTATCACGGAAAGTTTTGTTGTCAAATAACAAGCCCTGTCAACTAACAGCACAAACAAAAAGGCCCGCCAACAGAGAACATTCCCGTTCCCCGCCAACAGGCCCTTCTCACCAGTCACTTGCTCGCAACACCGTCACCGAAGCCTTCATCATACCCGTCGCTCCAGCTTGTATCGACATCCCTGTAGTATGCCACCTCCTCACGAAGCTCTTGCAGCAAATCCTCAGCATCCTCCCAGCGCACGTAGCGCCCATAAGAAACAGGAAGCTCTCCAGCATCATTGATTTCGTATCGTTGAATGTCAGTCATCGCATCACCAATCAATTAGCCGAATCGAGCGCAGCATCCCAACGCTCGTCAAACTCCAACTTAGAAACAATCCCTGGATTCTCAAGCTCCGCAATCCTAGCCTTCAGTTCCCTCACCTCCTCCAAATAATCTCCATGAGCCACATACTGCCCATTCTTGGCTTCCTCCAGTCCGAGGTAACCGACCTTGTATCGTTTAATCTCAGTCATGTTTACTCCCATTAGCATAACCTTCTTCCCAACCCTTATCGTAAGCATCTTCCCTGGCAATCGCAATGTCATCCTTCAGCTTCAAGATTTCCACTTTCATGTCTTGGACAACTTTCAAGTGGTCGTCATACAGCACATAGTCGCCCCACTCGCTCTCTTCTATGCCATAGTCTCTGTCATCTTCGTAACGCTGAATTGTTTGCTCGCAAACGCTCTCACTCATAAGCCCTCCTTCTTCCGAAAAGAAAACGTAGTCTCCCAGTGCTTGTAGTCACAGGTCTCCACAAGCTCGTAGTCGGAAATATTCTTATCTTGATTCTGTAAAATCCACTGTGCAGCGAAGCATTCTTTGTTCTGTGCCAGTGTACGTTGTGCTAGTAGGACGATTTCTGTAATGCTAGTCATCACAGCCTCCACGAATAATTAGAGTCCCTGCCATCGCTATATCCGCTACTACGTGCATTCTGCAACTCTTGTGCATGCAGCCTCTTGATGCGCTCAATCATGCCGATATAATCCGAGAACGCCACCCACTCCACACCATCACGCATATATCGCTGAATCTGATATGGGTCATTAGCCTTCTTGTCAGCCTCGCGCTGTTCAGCCTGCTTCTTGAACCTTGCCATCAGTTCTTCAAATTCTTTAGTCCCCTCTTTATACATCAAATCACCTCCCTAAGTTTCTCCACCAATGACAGGCGTGCAACGCCTTGCATAACTTGCCCCCTAATCTCATCCTCCGTGTGCTCCCTATCTACCTTATCTTCAAACCGCTGCTTAAATCCCTTCGGCAGAAGAAGCTCGACATCCACGCCTAGCGTGACACCTGCCACAGCACCTGCAATGTCCACACCTGTCTGCCCTCCTGAACGAATTTGCTTCAGCGGGTAATACTCTCCCACTTGTGCGAGGATTTTGTAGACATACAAATTGGCTTCCTCTTGTGACATCTTCTTGTGCAGCGTGTAAATACCATTACCTGCCACGTTGATTGTTGCAGGGGCTTTACTCCCGTTCCTAGCGAGACGCTTAAATAGCAGCCGCGCATTCTCAATCCAAGGAAGCACAGGATCAAGCTTCAAATACTTCTCCCCAGCCGCCTTACGCGTCAGCTTCTCTCCGGCTGTACTATAATCGACAGCAATGGCAATTGTCACGTCGCCCTTTGCAGCATTGACGTATGTGCGAGGGGCGTAGCTGCTGCTTGTGTGTTCAAGGATGGTTAGTGTCATTAGTCGTCCTCTGCACTGTACGGACTGCGATCTTCGTCACCAAGATCGATTGAGAAAATAGACGAGTCATCAAGCCGCTCTTTTAACTCTTCAATTTCAGATTGAAGTTTCTTGACCTCTTGAACGTAGTCGCCATGCTGGACGAACCTCCCTCTTTTGGACTCCTCCAAACCGAGGTATCCCACATTGTAGCGTTTAATGTCCATAGCATCCCTCCTTCAATTCAAGAATTAACCCCGTCACCGCAGCCATCGTCCACTTAGCGTTATTCTCAAGAAAATAATCAATCCCCGTATAATGGGCCTTGAACGTCTCATTATCAATGCAGCATTTCTTCATTGCTTTCCTAATACCCTTTGCAGAGGCTGGTTCGTTGTATGTGGGCATTCTCACTTTATACTTGGACGCAAGTTCACTCCAATGAGGCATATCGAGATAATCAAGTTTGTAGAGGTGCTCGTTTTCCTTGTTAAAGGCCGCTGTATCAGCCCGTTTCTTGTGTGCCGCTGCCAGATATTCTGCACGCTGCTCTGCTGGCATGTCATAGAACGCCATAAGCCCCTTTCATAGTAGTGTTTTGAAGGCTAAAATCAATTTGTTGTCCCTAGGACGTAGGTTGAGACAGCCTCGTGTGTTTAAAGCGTTTTGTGCGTTATTTATCAATAGAGAAGCGATTCCTTAATCTTATACTTGTAGAACTCGTCGCCCTTGCTAAGCTCTCCGTTCGGCCCCAGCCAATCCAGAACAACTCGTGCCACTTCTGTGTGGAAGAAGTAGTCTGCGCTGCCTCTAACACTTTTTGTGGGTAGAGAATGGTCAAGGTAGTGCCTGATAGGAGGCTCGCAAATTGTTGTAGTGCCAACTGACAAGCTAGACTGGTTTGGATACTCTGCGATGAATTTGAAGAATTCCCCCTTGCTTACTGTTTTGAACATCATTTCCTCCCTTTCGTCAATTCATCGAAACGTCTCATAAAGTAAATATAACTCATATGACTATCCCAAGCAATAATACTATTCGGGTAAGCCTCATAGCCAACATAACATTCTTCCTTCACACATGGCTGCATATCGCGCCTCTCCGCTAGGAAAACTTTGATGTCGGCATCCTTCACACATGCATGTAGAGGAAACTTGACACCAAATCGCTTGCACAAGTCTGCCTCAGCACGCTTCTCAAGCTCGATGTAGCCAGGAAGAAGCCGCTTCAGAGGGCTGGGGACATCTGCCATGAACGCTTCTACACTGTCGTGAAGGAGGCCCGCCAGGGCGTGTTCCTCTGGCACCACTTTGCTGACGATGACGCTATGCTGTGCGACGCTGTAGGCTCTAGCAGTTTGTCCGCTGAAGCGCGCCGTGTGGGACAGGCCCCTTGCGATATCCGTAATGTCATAGCGGCTTCGCTCAGGGCATTCGTAGTCGAAGTGGCCTCCGTTGAGAAGGCTGATGGACGTGGAGTTCACTCTTCTTCCTCGTCTTTTCGCTTGCACTCTATGCCGAATTCTAGCAAACCGACTTCAATCTCATCTGTCGTCAAGTTTTCTATGATATCTAAGGCAAACTGGTAAAATCCCTCGTTCATATTCCCTCCTAAATTTGTACTGTACAGCCACTGTATCCCAAAATTCTTGTGCGTGCAAGCAATTTGTAAGACTTCCTGTCCCACAAATAGAAAAGCCGCCCGAAGGCGGCCCTGTTATGCTTCTTGTGGCTGTTCTGCTTCGACAGATTTCTTACGAGTGGCGCGAGGTTTCTTTGCAGGAGCGTTCATCTTCTTTACGGCTGCTGCAATGATTTCGTCACGCCTCTGAAAGCGTTCCATTGCCTCCTCTGCCGTCAGGTAGAACTCCTTGCCATCCAGCACGCGCGCAATCTCGCTAGGCGTGAGGAATCCCGCGTAAATCTCGTTCACCAGCCGTTCGATAGATTTAGTGCTGTGCACAACATTTGCGTCCATGTTACCACTATGCCCATAGAAACCATAGCTTGCCGTATGAATCATGATCGTGGTGTAGGGATTGATATACACCTCGTGAGCAAGCATCATAAGAATCGTGCCCGCTGATGCAGTGTCAGACTCTACGTGCATGGCAATGTGCGCTTCAGTAGTACGCATTGCTTCGATGAGAGGGATGATTGCGTGCAAGGCCCCACCATCAGTAGAGAGCCGGATGTGGGCAATGTCACCTTCCTGGGCGTTGTTCAGGTAGTCCACCAGTGTAGCAAACTGACGCACGTCTGTAAATCCATCGTCAATCGTGCATTGGTAGCATTGATTCAGCGGGATTGCTTTCACCTCGAAAGGCTCAACTTCTCGCTTAAGAAGTTTAAAAAGATCGGTCATGGTTCCTCCTTAATTAGTTCGCTTGGCCCACTCGACGGCTTTAACAATGATGTCGCCGTGGCAGGGTTTGGGTTTGCAGAAGCAGCCGAGAGTTTTGCCATCCAGTTCTCGCAGTTGCTCAAGAGTCACTTCGCCGTTCTTGACGAGGTTAAAGAGATGTGCGCGGTACTTCTCAATCACAACGTCTCTCGTGTCGCCAGCAGCATCGTTGATTGCAAAAGGGTTGCCCCAAACACTCCCTCTGCCAATGTAGACATCGTAAGGTTCTCTGTATTTATTAACAACCTTGCACAAAGGAGCCTCCTTAATTGTTGTAGTACATCTTCACGAAAGCTTTGCAAAGCCCTGACCTGACAACATCAGCAGGCGTGAACGTCACAATACCGATGTTATCGTCCAAACACTGAACATCACTATCGTCAAGATATTCCGGTTGGCTGTCCAGCATGCGGGCGATGAGGTCGATTGTGCTAATCAACCCACTTGCACCCTTCAGGTCATTCTGCTTCTGATCGCCCGTGAATACAAACTGGGAAGCATCTCCAATACGAGAAAGAATCATTTCCAGTTCGTCAGAGGTGAGGTTTTGGCTTTCCTCTACAATCACCATCGCACGCTCTACACTCATACCACGCATATGTTCGATGCTCAGCATCTCTACAACATTCTTTTCAGTGCAGTAGGTGAGGAAACTTTGTCCCATGAATGTTGCAAGGTGAGAGAGCGTCTGCTTGAAGAAAGGCAGCAATTTCTCCTCCAAGGTGCCCGGTAGCATACCCAACGACTTGCCCGTAGAAACATTGGCACGCACGAGATAAATCTTATCAATCTTCTTCAGGCGAAGCTGCTCAGCAGCGTAGTAGGCAGCAATGAAACTCTTGCCCGTACCTGCTGAGCCTTGTGCAAACACCACCTGACGGCCTTCCCGTAAGAATGCTAACAATTGCTTCTGCCGAGGGTTGGCAGGTTCCAGTTTTGTGGCATGTTGCTGCCGAGGGACAACCACTTCTCCGTGTACAACGGGAAGAACTTCTCCCACTTTTTCGCGCCTAGACATGCGCTCCTGCCGTTTGTTTCGAGACATTGATAACCCTCGTGTTAGTGTTGAAAGACATCCCTGGCGGGACGAAAGAGATGCGCTTAGATTATCATACGACTCCTAAATGTCAATTAGTGAGGCTCCAACCATTCTACGCGGTCTGAGTAATTTATTCCCTCCAGCCCGCAGTTTTCCATGTACAGCCTGACGAGGTAATACCCATCAATAAGGTCTACGGCCCCGATGTCTGTAATGTAGGTAAAACTGTAGTCATACCTCACCAGAGTGCCTCTGCGGAGCTTCCAAATCTCAACTTCCGCGTTAGCAAACTTAACCAGCATCGCCATCCTCCTTCTTCCAACGCTTAGTACGATTGGCCGCCAAGTTCTCCTGCATAACTTGCTTAGTGCGATCTTGCTTCCCAGCTTCAGCCTTGTTGACACGCTGCTGCATCAGTGCAATCGATTCTTCATCCCGATACATTTCCACTTCGTAGTAGGTGAAGGCCGCGTTAGGGCACACTTCCTGGCTGACAGTCCAGCCGTATGTCATCAGTTCTGCCATCTCGTACAGGATGACGGGAAAGGATGGGTTGACGAGCAATTTTGTTTCTTTCATTTTGTGTTCTCCTTATCGTGCAAGTAAATTTCCCCGAAGCGGCTGTCTTCCAGGGCGTTTAGGTTGTCTTCGGACCTCTCATAGGCTTCTACGAGCAAATCGAGATAGGTGGGCGTGTCGTCTTCAAACATTAGCGGTCCACTACAGCCATGACGCGGCGATACACATTTTCACTGGCATCGCCCTGCACAAGCAGGCTCCTTACCTCTTCGATAGCGATGCTGTGCGTGTCCACGTAACTAACGTTCACTTGGTGCAGACCCTCTTCATCGCGGTAGAACACTCTTACATTGTTCATTCTTTCTCCTTAAAATTGTTGAGACAGACGAACTTTAGAGGAAAGATTGCCTACTGTCAAGGGCGAAAATGCTTGCTTGTTTGACTTTTGTGTTTCTTAGGCTACAATTCAACTGTTAAGAATTTTAAGGAGCAACCTGTGGGTAAGCTTGTAACAACAAAAGAAAAGCCATTGTTCCGGCAGACTCACGAGCTTGCCAAGGCTGTGAGGAGCCTCAAGAGGCTGTCTACCAAGGCGATTGAGGTGCTTGAGAAGGCCCTAACTAGTAACGATGAGAAGACTAGGATGCTGGCAGCCGACAAGATTCTTAGCTACTATGAAAAGATGGCTAAGGAAACAAACCAAGACCAACTCAACAGGCTCATCCTGGAAATTAAGAGCTCGGGGATGATTGGACAAGGCTCTACAGCGGACGATGATGACACCCCTGTGCTCAACTTTGACGAGATTCACCCTTCGTTCAGGGATGTATCGGATGCTGAGAATGTTGTAGATTTGAGCGATGTGAACAAGATTGGTTAAGAATTGTTTGACAAGAATCTTATAAGGGTGTACAATTCTGTTTGTTGGGAATGCGTAGGCTGATACGCAAGTAAGCAACCGATGGTGACGTAGTGTATAAGCCGGTCGCTGCAAGGCTTGAACTGTTAATCGCACCATGCCGGAAATCAGCACCGGCCCCAACAGCCATCCCCTAGAAGACGAGAGAGCATTTGCGGGCTTCTAGATATGTTTGGCTATAGAGTATGCCCTCGACTCTTCCAGAACGGGCACGGCTTCTTACGAGGCCGCTTACGAAGACGCTCTCTGGCAGCTAAGTTGCCCTCCTCAACAAGGTTGTTTGGATCGAGCGTCTCCTTAAGCAAAGGCGGTCAGATGTTATGGTGGCATGCTAGTTTTGTAGTCTAGTCGTTAGAGTTCGATTCTCTAGATCGCCTCCACCAAATGCAAAAGCCGTCTTTCGACGGCCCTCACATAAAGCTGTTCCTCATAAGGCAGAGGTGGCTCAAAAGAAATCCTCCCAGCGCACAATCGCTTTCCTTTCGTTGATTGTAGAGTGGTTTTCCAAGACGGGGCCAATTACGTCTCAGCAGCTTCATGTGCAGAATGCGCCTGCTGACGCAGGCTGTCAAGAAGAATGTTGTAAGTGAAGGCTCTACTACCTTAGAGATTGTTAGCGTTGCTGCTGACGAGGCTTCTGCGAGAGGCTAACGAGTTGGGCGGAATTCCCAGCCAATTAGATTACAAGGAGGAAACATGACATTTCACCATGACTGTGGTAAAGGTTCAAGGCCACGAGAGTACAGTGTGACGCAGGAAGAGTTTGGTAAGAAGTTTGATGCGATTGATTGGAGTAAGAAGGCTGAGGCTTTCATCATTGGCGAAGACGTACCACCGATGACCCAGGAGAAGATTGACGAGCTTAATGCTGTGCTGGATGAATACGAAGAGTAGTCATAAGAATACTGGTTGTAGCAGCATCGTCGGAAGTCACTAAGGCCGCCGTGGGCTGACGCTAATACACGTAACAGATTTGCCCGAGGGACAAGCTCCAATGGGCGAGCGCTGCTTCGGCAGCAATGAGGAGAGGGTGCCTGGATGGGCACTGAAGGGGTCGGGAAGGAAGGTGCTGCGACTCCACCAATTTTATGAGGCTGCACGGCAGGGATGCTGTGTGGCTTTTTGTTGTTTTCGTGGCGAACGGACTGATCCTCCTTCTAGGGCTGTACTCCCTGGATAGCCACACTATTTTAACTCAGTACAGGAGTAAACACAATGGCTGTCATTGAAGTTGGTAAGAAATTTGGGAAGCTCGAGGTTGTAGAGAAGGACGGTTTTTGCAAAGCAGTCTGTTCGTGCGAGTGCGGCACTACGAAGGATTACACATATCACTCTCTGGTCTACGGCGGCAACACATGCTGTGGGTGTACTCATACAGGCAGAGCTGGCGTCAAGAAGAGTAATAGCCAAGCTATTAGGCTCTCGAAAGAGCTGCATGGCGAAGGCACTTATGGTTACAGCCGGTTCGTCTACACGCACGGTAAGGCCAAGGTTGAACTATTCTGTAATAAACACCAAGAGTACTTTTCAATCTCTGCAACACAACATCTAAGTCGAACGAGGAAGGGCGGCTGTCAGAAGTGTGCTGTTGGGCGCAGGGCAGACTTTCATCGGAGTAGTTTAGAAGACTTCGTTACAAAGTCCAAGACTGCACAAGAGTCTCTTGGAAGGTCTTTCGACTACTCCCGTGTCAAGTACGAGACAGCAAGAATTAAGGTAGAGATTGGGTGTAATGCCTGTGGTACATGGTTCTGGCAGACACCTCACAGCCACTCCATCGGCAAGGGCTGCACCAACTGCAAGAATATAAAGCTTGCCAGCGACCGTAAACACACGAAAGAACAGTTTGTAGATGAGGCCAGAAAAGTTGTTGGTGATAGGTATTGCTTCGACCTTGTGGAATATAAAAACGCGAGGACTTACGTGAATGTTATCTGCAATGACTGTGGAGAAACTTTCAAAAAGAAGCCGATGGAAATTCTAAACGGGCACGGTTGCAGGTGCCACGCTGTACCGTGTGGGTACAAGAGCGCTGAACCTGGAAATCTGTACGTGCTAACTTGTGAAGGTATGACCAAAGTGGGCATTACTAATCTTAACCCACACGACCGTGCAAAAACCGTCAGCAAATCATTTGGTAAAGACTTTGTAGTGCTCACGTATTTCACAATGGATGGGCAGGAGTGCACGGACCTCGAAACAACGCTATTACAGGAGCTCAGGAATGAATATGAGAGTCCTAGTGAGAAGTTCGACGGATACACTGAAACATTTTATTTCGTAGATAGACCCAAGTTGATCTGTCGAATTAAGGAGATACTGAATGACTCAAAATAAAAAAGAAAAAAAGGTCATTGGACCCAAGAGCGAAAAGCAACGAATGATCCTTCAGGATAATAGCACGGATGTGCTATTATGTGGCGGGGGTGCCGGGGGCTCGAAAAGTTATACTTGCCTTTTGAAGGCACTCAAGTATGTCCAAGACCCTGCCGCACGCGTTTTGATCGTGAGGGAATCTTATCCCGTTTTAAAATTACCGGGCGGCCTCGTGGACGAATCCCAACGGATATACAGGGAGTTCGGTGCGGAATTTAAGATTCAGGCTTTAACCTGGGTTTTTAAAAACGGGGCTGAAATCAAGTTTTCCGCGATTCCACAGAACATTGAAGAGTGGCAGGGATTACAGGCTAGTCACATTTTAGTTGACGAAGCGGCAAGTCAGACAGAGCACGTTATCCTCTTCTTGCTGAGCCGCCTCCGCAGCGGATCGTATAAAGGTCATATGAATTTGACCATGACATGCAACCCGGATAGGAATAGTTTTCTGTATAACTGGCTTTGTGATTACTGCTTGGACCCAGAGACAGGTATTCCCGTGGAGGGGACTGAAGATATTGTCAGGTACTTCGTCAGTATTGATGGCGTTCTTAAGTGGGGAAACTCTAAGCAAGAATTGTACGATAAATACGGACAAGGGACGACTCTCGGAAAAGATTTTTTGCCAAAATCGTTTAAATTTATTCCCCTCACCGTTTATGATAATCCGACGCTCCTAAAGAACAATCCAGATTATCTGGCGAACCTAATGGCACAGCCGCGAGTCAACCAACAAAGATACCTCCACGGTAGTTGGACTGCTCGCCCTAGTACAAGCTCTTATTTTTCTAGAAGCTGGGTTGAATTCATCGATGCAGCACCTACAGAAGATATTGTGGGGAGAGTGCGAAGCTACGATATCGCGGCAACAGAAAAATCTGAGCAAAATAAAGACCCCGACTACACAGCAGGCGTGAAAGTCTCGCGGGATAAGCAGGGTGTGTACTATATTGAACACGCTAGGCGTTACCGTAAGAAGCCAGATGGTGTTTTGAAGGAGATTATCGCTACTGCAAAAGAAGATGGCCTAGACGTACCTGTAACGATCCCTCGTGATCCTGGGGCGGGCGGGGTTATCGCAAATCGATTCTTCGTATCGACCCTTACAGAGGCTGGTGTCACAGTCAAGTCCATCCAAACTTCGGGACACACCAGTAAGGTGAATGGATTCTTGCCATTCAGTGCATTGGCTGAGGCCGGTATGGTGAAGGTAGTGCGGGACACACCGAATGACAGGTATTTGGATGACATGTTGATGGAGATGGAGTACTTCACCGGAGGCCGGAACGAGCACAATGACTTTTGTGACGCAATTTCAGCGGCGTTCTCTACGTTGATGAAACAGAACACAATCCCAACCTTCTCCATCCCAACCTTCACAACATCATCACCAATCCCCTCCCTATAATAACACCCTTACGCTGTCTTGTGTCACTAATTTGACATAGAACATTCTTATGATACAATTCAGCCTAACGAACAAAAGGAGCACTAATGGCAGCTAAAAAGAAGCCTAAAGATTCCACGGCGGCTTTGGCTGCTGACGAAGGTGCTGTAATCCCTCGCCTAGCATTAGGCGAAATGGGCTTCCCCGGCCTTAAAAATTACAACGGGCGCATTGCAGAAGAGGTTAATGCAGCCTTCCAGTTCCCCCGCTTCTTCTGCACGATTGAAGAGATGCGCCGTACAGCGATTATTGCATCTGCACTCGGCGCATACAAGTTCCTCATCTCCAGCGTGCAATGGCCTGTGGTGCCGCCTGTGGGCGCGACTGACGAGCAGATTGCTCGTGCAAAATACGTAGAGTCCCTCAAAGACGATATGGAAATTAGCTGGGACGACTTCATTGCTGATACGTTTGAGTATATCCCATACGGTCACAGTGTACAAGAAAAAGTTTGGCGTCGTAGACTGCTTAAGAACGGTTCACGCTTCAATGACGGCAAGGTGGGCCTACGAAAGCTATCTCCACGTGCGCAAGAGACACTCACCAAGTGGGAATTCTCAGAAGACGGGCGTGACCTCCTGGCAGTGTATCAGTCGCTGTCTCGTATGCAGAACGGCCACCTGTACACCAACAATGCAATCGACGGAATGATCCGTATCCCCCGTGAGAAGTTCCTGCTCTTTACAGCAGACTCCACCCGTGGAAACCCTCTCGGTAACTCTATCCTCAAAGGCGTTTATCTGGCTTACAAGCAGATGTCGATGCTAAAGGATACCGAAATTCTTGGCATTGCAAAGGAGGCGGCAGGACTCCCACTTATCCGCATCCCTGCAAAGTACATGGCGGCTGATGCCAGCGACGAGGACAAGCAAGTTTATGAAGCTTGCAAACTAATCCTCAAGAACCTGTCGAACGGAACGAGTGAGGGTATCGTATTCCCTACCGCGATTGACCAGGACTCTAAGAAAGATATGTTTGACATCTCCCTCCTCGAAAAGAAGGGTGTGAATGGTGCAAACATCGATGTGGTCATACGCCGCTACCAAGACGAAATTTTATCTGCACTGTCTGTAGACATTCTCAAAGCTGGTAGCAACATTGGCAGCTTCTCTTTCGCAGACGGAGACACTAACGTTCTAGCACTGGCTATTCGACACAGACTGAATGAAATCGCCAACGTTTTGAATAATGATCTTATCCCTTCGATCTTTAAAATGAATGGTTGGACTGACGAGATTCTTCCTCGCTTCGTCCCATCAGACATCTCTAAGCAGAGCCTCGATGAACTCGGAAAGTTTATTCAGCGCACGGCAAGTGTTGGCCTCGTGGAAGTTAGCCGAAACGTTCTTAACAAAGTTAATGACGCTCTTGGTGTTCCTCTTGAACCTTCTGATAAGCCTGTTGATAAAGAGAACCTCTCTATGGCTACCTCGAACGGTGGCGAAGGTATGAAAACTGCCGGGGAAGGGACTGCCAAGAAACCGGGTGCGAAAGACTCCAGCACGCAAAATTCAGAAAATGCTTCGTAAGGAACAGAATGATCTTCCAGAATAAAATTCTACGTTTGACAGAAGACATTCTGTCCCGCCCTCAACTAATCACACCTGAAGCCTATTCGGTTATTACAGACTACCTGTACAGCCGTAACGATGGGCTTCTAATCAAACCTGAGCTTAGCACTGATGGCAACGGTAGGCAAGCGAATTATGACGTTAAAGCGGGCGTAGGTGTTATCGACATCGCTGGCTCGCTGTCTGCTAAGCCTGTACAGACACTCTGCGGCGAAGTAGGTACGTCCTACCAAGCCGTCTTGGATCAAACCGAAGAGATGCTTGCTGCCGGAATCAAGACGATTGTTATGAACGTCAGTTCTGGGGGCGGCGAAGCCTACAACTGTTTTTATTCCGTGCAAGCCTTCCGCAACATGGTGGATGAAGCTGGAGCAACAGTGTATGGCTTTGCTGACGGTATTGCTGCCAGTGCTGCGTATGCATGGTTCTGCGCTTGCGATGAAGCCTACGCCCACCCTGACGCTGAGACTGGCTCGATTGGTGTTGTGTGCGCGATTATGGATAACAGCAAGCAATTGGAACAGAACGGCCTGAAACGTATCTACGTGCACGCTGGTGAATCCAAAGTACCTTATGCAGCCGATGGCAGTATTCGCCCTGAGTTCATCGCTGACCTCCAATACAAGATTGACTCGCTCTACGAAAACTTTGTGGCTCACGTTGAAACCTACACAGGTTTATCCGCTGATGCAATCAAAGCTACTGAGGCTAAAACATTCCTGTCCAAAGACGCCGTTAAGCTTGGTCTTATCGATGGCATCTTCACTGAACAAGAATTCCAAGACTACGTGTCCACGAAACTAAAAGGAGCTTAAATGCTTAATGGATTGAAAAAGAAGTTGGGCATTGTGTCCGACAACAACCAAGAGGAGAAAGTCGAAATGACTGAAACCAATCAGGCAGAAATGTCTGTCATCACAGCAGAACTGACTGAACTGAAAGCAACCTTTGCTCAGGTTTCGGCAACTCTGGCTGACACTCAAGCGCAATTGGAAGCTGCTACTACTGCACTCGCTTCTGTTGCTGCGGAAAAGGAAGCTGTTGAGGCGGCTGCGAAGCAAGCCAAGATGGATGCTCGTATGACCAAGCTGGTCAGTGCTGTTGGCGATGAACGCGCTGTTGCACTGATGGCTGCAACTGAACAACTGGACGATGCTGCTTTTGATGCTGTTGCCACTGCTGTGACGGTGAATATGGATAAAGAAGCTGAGTCGGAGATGTTTTCGGAGGCAGGAGTTGACGCTCAAGCTGCGCCGGTTGTTGAAAAAGATGCTGTATCCCGACTGGCAGAAAACATTGCTGCCCAATTCAATCTTAAGAAATAAAGGAAATACAAATGGCTGTGATTATGAATGACACCCAACGCTACTCGAATGTTGTGAAACGTGAGCAGGGTGCAGAGTATGGCTACTGCAAGCAAGTTGTCACCCTGAATGGCCCTGCCGCTACCCTGCCTATCGGCACCGTGCTGGGCAAGGTTACTGCAACCGGCAAGTATAAAGTTGTTGAGGCTTCGGCAAACGATGGTTCGCAAGTGGCTGTTGCTGTTCTGGTCGGTGATTCGATGGGCCATCCCCTGTCGGTCGCACTGCCTGCAACCACCGATACTAAGGTTCTGGTTATCTACCGTGGCCCAGTCGCTGTCGCTGATGCAGCACTGACCTTCGGTGCGAGTGTCACTCCTGGTGCACTGACTCAAGCAGCTTACGCTCAACTGGCTGCTGTCGGTATCGACGTGCTGACCCAAATCTAATTAACAAGTTTAAAGGAAATAACAATGCTGGTTCGTAGCCCACTTAATAATTACGATGTTGTAGACCTCACCGCAGCAGTTCGTAACATCCCCATCCAGTATGGTACTTTCAACCAGATGGGTATTTTCACGGAAGAAGGCGTCGCTGCTGACACCGTGATGTTTGAAGAAACCACTCAAGACGGTGCACTGGTTGTTGACCGTGTTCGTGGTGAGAAAAACAGCGTCAGCAAAGACGGCAAGCGCAAGGCACACACCTTTGCTATTCCGCACTTCCCGCTGGATGACCATATCTCGCCTAAAGACCTGCAATCTAAATCGGCTTATGACAACTTCAACGAAGTTGAGCAACTGGATGCAGTGCGTCAGCGTAAGCTGGTTCGTATGCGCCAGAACCACGATTGGACCCTGAACAAAGCACGTGCACAGGCACTGTTCCAAGGCACCGCCTATGCGCCGAACGGTACGATTTTCCAAGACTGGAACACAGAGTTCAACGTCACACGCACCGAAGTTGACTTCGCTCTGGGCACCGCTGGCACCGAAGTGCTGGCTAAGATTGAACTGGTCATCCAGGCTGTGCATGACGGTATGGGCGGTAATGGTGTGTTCTCGGGCATCATCGTCCCTTGCGACACCGGCTTCTTCAACAAGCTGATTACCCACGCTTCGGTGAAAGCTGCCTGGACCTACGCTCAAGCTAACTCGGCAGGCAACGACCCTATCCGTGGCCGTCTGGCTGCTAATGGTTCGCCTATGCCTAACGGTCGGGAGTTCTTCTTCGGCGGCGTCCTGTTCCGTGAAGTGCGTGACTCGTACAACGGCACCAAGATTGTTACCACCAACGAAGGCGTCGCTGTCCCACAAGGCTCGGACATGTTCCGTACCTACTTTGCCCCTGCTGAGCGTTTTGGTCTGGTGAACACTCAAGGTGAGAAGATGTACGCTTTTGAACAAGCTGCACCTAACGGCACCAAGATTGAAATCGAAACAGAGTCGAACTTCATCAACGCTGTGCTGCGCCCTCAGTCGGTCATCCGTACCTTCTCGTCTAACTAATCTAAGTTAGTCACTGAAACGCCTTCTTTGAGGGCGTTTTGTTGATTCTACTTAGGAGAACTTATGGCTATGCTCAACCTTGACGACCCGGTTTGCCTATTACGCTTACGCACGGGCGACACACGGGACTTGCCAATTTTACCAGATGCTGTGTACCAGAACGCTCTTACCGAGAAAAAGGGCAACATGAAAGCCGCAGCAATCTTGTGCGGGCAGTACATCCTTGCCACTCTAGCGTTCGATGGGCAACAACAACTCGGAATTATTACTATCTACGGACAACATGTCTTTGCCCAGTACCAGTCTTACCTGATGATGTTGGTCAAAGACCCTGACTTCAACCAAGTCAGCCCAATCCCTTACGCGGGCGAGAACGGCACAAACTCAATCCTTGAATTCAAGCAGTGTTGGGATAAGCATCAAAAGTGCTGCTACAACCCAACCTACGACGGATGGGAATTCGTATGAACGCCTTTGATCGTGTAGTGGCATCCATGATGCGCCAACACGGCACCCTAGCATTCATCTCCGTAGCCCTAGGCGAATCCTACGACACGAATACATCAGAGAACACTGTACGCTACCAAGACTACCCTGTCAACGCAATGTTCTTCGATTACATTCGTAAGAATGAAGGCCTGACTAGCGAGAACAACACGCTTATCCAATCTGGCGACAAGCAAGTGTACGTACAGCCTCCGCAGAAGAATGCCAGTGACCCTTACAGCCTGCCACACATTCTGCCCAATAAAGACTTCCTGAAGCTGAATGGACGCCTCTACAAAATCGTAGCACTGAAGCAGCTTAACCCTTCTATGTCTAACGAAGGCTGTGTGCTCTACGAACTTTACATTCGAGAGTGACATGGACGAGCCAATTAGCAAGAAGTTAAAAGATTGGCTAGATGGTGTAAGAATCAACGCAAAGCCACCGAATGAAATTGTTGTGATTAGTGGTGCTGGCAACATTGTGTTGTGGGCAGATGAAATTGTAGGTAAATCGGATGAAGAACTCTACGAGTTTATCCAGAGCCGATTGCAACAAAATTTAAACGACAAAACAAACTAAAGGAATAATATGGGTAAGAGCGACGCGTGGGAAACAAATCTTCTGAAACTGGTGTTCAACAATGTTGCAGCCGCTGGTATCGGTGATACGAACGGTGTGCTGCCAAGCGCAGCAGCAGGTAATCTCTACCTGTCCCTGCATACCGGCGATCCTGGTGATACCGGTAATCAATCGTCCAGCGAAACTACTTACACTGGCTACGCTCGTGTAGCTGTGGCCCGTAGCTCGGCAGGCTTCAATGTCACTGGTAATAGCGTGAACCTCGTCACCAATGCCGACTTCGGCACTTGCACGGCTAATCCTGGTGCAGCTCTCACCTACTTCGCAGTGGGCACACTGGCTTCCGGCGCTGGACAAATCCTGTACAGCGGCCCTCTGAGTTCTTCGATCCCTATTGCTGCCAACATTGCTCCGCGCATCACCACCGCAGCTAACATGATTACTGAGGACTGATTATATGGCTATCGAACGCAAAGACCTAGTACAGGACACCGCTAGTTCCACAGGGACCGGGGCGTTCGTAATGGCTGGCACTCCTCCAACGGGCTTCCGCCCGTTCAGTGTGCATACCGTTGGTGCTACGTTTGACTATAAAGCTTCCGCTGGAGCGGATTGGGAAGTTGGCGTAGGCACGTGGAATGGCTCGAATATCGCGCGTAGCCCGACTGCCAGTTCTAATGCAAACGGTCTCGTCAATTTCACGGTAGCGCCTACTGTTATGGAAGTTGTGAGTGCTGCGAGTGTTGCCTCATTTCTGAGGGCTGCTGATGGTGTGGACGTTTCGACGCTGACTAATGTTACCTCGCTCAATACAGGCGATTCTGTGCTGCTTCTGCGCAGTGGGACTTTGTACACGGCATTGGCATCGTTGTTCGGATCGACTGGCACCGGCGGCACTGCGGCGGCTACCGCTGTTACTCTCACGGTAAGCGCAGCTTCAACGGCAGTTGGTTCTCCTGTAACTGTCACCGTCAGCACCAATAGCCCTCTGACTGGAACGCAGAGTGAAAGCATTACCTTGACAGCGCCTGTTGCTGGTACATGGAGTACCAACCCTGTGACGCTGAACGCAACGACTGGCACTGTGACGCCGACGTTCACGCCATCTGCGGCTGGCTCGGGTAATATCACAGCGAGTGCAACAGGTACACCAACCTTGACTGGGGCCACAGTAGCCTACACCTCGACTGCCGCTGTCACGCCTACACTTACCGTTGCTACCCCAGCATCGCCACAAACTGTGGGCACATCATTCCCTGTCACTGGTACATGGACAGGTACTCAGCCAACCTCTCTCGACTTCCTGCTCACGGATAGCGGTGTTGCCGGTACATGGACTCAGGTTGCCGCAGGGCAGAATCTGGTTATCAACGCAAACGGCACATGGACGTTCAACCAGAACCCAGCGAGTACTGCCACTAGCCGCACGATTACTGTACGAGATCATAATGCAACAACGGTTGTCAGTAATCAGTCTGGTGCATATGTGGTTAATGCAGCAGCGGCATCTACTAGCTATGTCACGACCCTAGTATCGGGCGCTAACCCTGGCTTCCCGACTGCCACGTCGATGGGCTACACCAGTGGTGATGCCGCCGTTGATACGAAGATTATTGTAGTTTCCATCAAGGCAGCCGATAACAGTGTGCCGGATACGTCTACTATGAAGTGGGTGACTGGCAAATCTGCAACCGTCGCGCCGATGTCGTACACCGATAGCTCGCCCGCAATTGGCACCAACGGCAACACTGCGGTGCACGGTAATTCCGTTGCGGGAACGGGTGCACTTGCAAAGACGAGCGCTTGGGTCAATGTTGGTGATTCTGGGTATGGGCAGTTCAAAAACGCTTCTAGCTTCTACGCATGGGGTACGCCGGGAACATGGTACGTCTGGGTGCTGTGTGCCAACGGCTTTAAGGATGTGGTTCGTGATGCTCAAGGCAATCCGGTTCAGTGGGTGCTGTCGTAATGGCTCAATTCCTCCTCGGGCCGGGCGGGCGGCTGCTTCTGCTGGGCGGCAAGCCCCTCGCGATCACTCTTGGGCAGGCCCCTACAACGGCTATCAGGCTCACCGACTGGTATTTGTCCACTTCGTACGGGTACACAACACGTTTCAATATTCAGACGACAGCGGCCAGCAATGACACGACAGCCGATGTACCTGTCGTCTTCACATACACAGGCGGCACCCCGTCTTCCGTGCAAGCTCGTGTCATTGACGGCAGCGGCGTGGCGGTTCCAGGTTTCGACTGGACTGACATTACCACCACCGTGACCACCAGCGGGACCACGGGCCTCGGCTACTTGCAGGGCGTCCCCGATGGTATCAACTACCGGCGTGAGGTACGTGTCGGCGCTAGTACCACTGTCAAAGACACTGACAGGGCTTACTTTAATATTGGTATCAATGTGCTGCCTTGGGGCCAGTCGAACATGCGCGGCACGCTCGATAGCCACACGCCCGATGGCAGCGGCATTACGCGCGACTCGGTAGTGCCCGGCACGGCTTCGACAACCGAGTGGGCCTACTACAACAACAATGGAACGGGGGCGTATTTCGGCCCTGGCGGATTTGACGCTGGCGGAAACAACAACGCAAGCATCGGTAGCTATACGCTGGAGAAGGCGGGCGGCTTATCAATGCTGCGCCTCCTTGGGACGACACTACAAAACAAGCGCAGCAAGAAAGTAGGCATTGCGCTTAACCCGTGGGCCAATAATGGGCAAGCGATGTCGTTCTTTATGAACGCGTCCGGCGTTATTGGTATGCTGTCTAATGTTGGCACAGTGAGTCCGAACATTGGTTTTTCGTCACCCGCGCAGTACATCACCGGGGATTACCGGATCGTTGCATGGCATCAGGGGGAGTCGGATTCTACAACCATCACACGTACACAGCGCCGTGATGATTTGATTAAGTTCTGTCAAGCCCATATTGCTCAAGTGTTGAAGTTCAATCGACCATCCTCTAAACTTACGTTCCTCTTTGCATTCATGGGTGTTGGTAGCCCTCCGCAAATGGAAGTGTTGCGCGGTGCTGTGTTGGACCTGATTGCCTACGTTAAGCAAAACAATCTTGATTGGGACGTACGTATTGGTTGGAATTGTATCGACTTCGATCCTGCCTTCGCTACTCCACCGGACACGCTGCACTTTGGTGGCTGGGACCAACTCAAATCGTGCCGTCGCATGACGCAAGCAGCAATGCATGTTCTTGACCCTGTAGCCGTGAAGTACGGTGCTATTGGTCCGCAACTGACGGGCGCTGTTTCTCGTACTGGCGATGACGTAACGTTGACAGTGCTGCACGAAGGTTTGAAAGATGATGGACAGCCACGTAGTTTAGTAGCCAAAACTCCAGGCTCCCCAATCACAGGTTGGTATGCCAACACTGCTGCGGATTTTAGTGGCACTGATATCGCATTGACAAACGTGACCATCGTTGATAGCACCCATATCCGTGTGACTGCAACTGGTGCACCAGCAACGTTCTACATCAAGCATTGTGGCGGTAAGTACTACACACCGCAGAGTTACACTCCGAACGTGTCGAATCTCATATACGATAACTTCGCATATCCGACTGGTGCAAATGCAGGCGATCAGTTCGTAGGATTGCCGCTGCTTCCAACTCCTGACGCTATAAAGGTGGGGCCATAAAATGCTTTCACATTATACAATTTCAGGCGCACCTATCGCCGCGTCATACGCAACAGCCACTCCTTCAGCGACATACTACCCCGTCTCGGCAACATCCGTAGGCCAAGCAACACTGACAGCAATCTCTAAAGCATTCTACAACACAGCAGCAAATGTTGTAGCTTCCGCTAGTGTTGCTGTCGCGGCCTACGGGCTGTGCTCTGTCAGAGGGACATCCAATGGTGTCGCAACAGTAAGCTTCTCTAGCCCAACAGTGATTGGCGTCTCTGGTAACATTGCTGCGACATCTGCTGCGAATGCTCAATGGCGTGCTATTGCGAGTGTCTCCGGTAGTTCTCACGGGACAAGCTCAATCCTCGCTGTCTACAACAATAGTAGTGCACACTTTACGAATCTTGGCGACAAGTTCCGTATTCAGATGCTGCCAGCGTTCTATAAAATCGTTCTTCAATAAGGGTTGTCATGGAAATTAAACGCACACGAGGCGACTCTTATCCAGATCGCTTCTTGATTACAAACTTGAGCACGAACGAGCCAGCAAATCTTACGGGCTGTGTTATCAAAATGACTGTCAGTAAGGACAAGGCCCCTATCGATAATGCCAATCAAGTGTACCAGCTTGTTGGACAGGTGAGTGATCCTACGAGTGGGATTGTCTTGTTTGCACCTACAGAACAGCAGGCTGATTTGTCGGGGATTTATTACTTCGACCTGGAACTCACGGACTCCTACGGACTCAAGTACACGCTCGTTAAAGATGCTATCTCTTTTGAGCAGGACATCACTAAGTAGCCAGTGTGGTCGGTTAGTTGACGCGCGGCATTCTTATGCTATAATCTAGAACTAAAGGAATGCCGTGGGAATCTTCTCCGATCATTTAAGAAGCAACATTGACCGTGTGTTAGTAGAGGTAAACTATAAGATAACATATGTAGCTTACGTACTGTTTACCAAGATTGTTAATAACTCACCTCACGTAGGCGACGGCCCGTACGTCGCCGGTCATTTTGTCGCTAACTGGTGGCCGTCTGTAGGCGCATACGACAATTCCATCACAGGAGCTGTAAGCAACGGTAGTGATAGTCTAGCCCGTATTGAAACTCTAATTAAACCGTCCAAGGCATTCTACCAAAAAGACGGTTTCTTATCTCTGTCTAACAATCTAAACTACGCCTTCCGCGTGGAATACAAAGAGTTCGGGTGGCCCGCTGGCAAAGACCCATTAACAGGCTGGACGTGGACAGGCTTACGCCGCGCCTACAGCCCCGTGCAAAACTCATTTACTGCCATGAAGGGCATACTATAACATTCTTGGAGGAAGTCATAGATAAAACACAGAAATTTGTAGATAGGGCCAATAAACTTCACAATGGCCGATATGACTACTCCAAGGCAGTGTATGTAAAGGCTAGTGTTGATGTGGAGATTGTCTGCCACCTACATGGTTCATTTATGCAAACCCCTAACAAACATCTTAGCGGCAGGGGTTGCCGCACTTGCTCAAGTATTAGCAGATCAAAGTCGCAGACGCTTACCACACCTGAGTTTGTTGCGAAGGGTAACGCAAAACACAATCACAAGTACGACTATTCCTGTACGGACTATGTGAGTGCCAAAACTAAAGTGGAGATAATCTGCCCCATTCACGGCAGTTTCTTCCAAACACCCGATGTACATCTCCGGAGCGGCTGTAATGCTTGTGGTAATGTCTTGATCGGCAAAGCTTTGGTGGACACGGCAACCGATTTTATTCGCAAGGCAAACATCACGCACGAACACAAGTACACCTACGAGCGAGTGGAATACAAGAACTCTCTCTCTAAAGTCGAAGTGACTTGCCCTGAACACGGACCTTTTACTACAGCTCCCAACAACCATATCGCGGGACGGGGTTGCCCGAGTTGCGCGAAGACCGGATACAACAAGGGTAAAAGTGGGTCAATCTACATCATGCAATGCGATAACATTGTTAAGGTGGGCATCACTAACAGGTCTGTGAGTATACGCCTGCGGGAACTTAGAAAATCATCCGGCAAAGATTTTTCACTCGTGTACACGCAACTTTTTGAGTCAGGCGTTGTGCCTAGGGATATAGAGACGATTTTACTAGCTAATCTTAGAAGCGAATGCAGGAACATAGAGGATAAATTCTCAGGCTCAACAGAGTGCTTCTACCATTCAGACATCCCCTCGTTCATGGAACTCGTTAATAAAACTGTTGTCGAGGCAGTGTATGAACATTAGACAAGAAGTGGAGTCCGCAATAGCAACCTTCGCCAGCTTACAAACGCCTAAGATTGTTGTCGCATACGAAGGTGTGCCATTTTCTAAGCCGAACAATTCTAGTTGGCTTGAGGTTGTATTCCTAGACGCAGCAGTTACGAACCCGACTGTAGACGGTCTGGGGATAAGAAAGCAAGGTGTTTTCCAGATCAACTGTAATGTCATTGACGGCAAGGGTATGAAGTCCTTGGACGAGCTTACCGAAAGCATTGTAAGCCTCTTTCCCTTCCATGACAAGGCACGCTACACAACTTTCTCTGTAGAGCAAACACCTCACGTTAGTCCCCCTATGCTTGACGGGGTATTTCGCTGGGCCGCTGTGCGGGTTAAGTATCGTCAGGAATTCTGACATTCGATAAGAGTTTTAAATCTTTAATTAAAGGAAATACAAATGAGCATTACTGCTTCTAAAGCAATTACTTCGGCAACCACCAAGCTCTACGCATCGGCTGCACTGCCAACCACTTACGACAAGGCAGGCTATGAAATCCTGACTTGGACTGCCATCTCCGACGTGAATAATATTGGTAGTATCGGAGGCACCGTGAGTATGCAGAAACATATGCCCATCGACAGCGGCACCGTAGTTAAGATTCCTGGTAGCCGTGATGAAGGCAGTGCCGAGATTACGATGGCTAAACATCAATCGAGCGACACGCAACTGCTGCAAACGGCTTTTGACAGCCGCTCCCCTGTTGCCCTGAAGATCGTGTACCCAACCGCACTTGGCGTCACTGCCTACACCACTGGCTACGTCTCGACAGCAGTGACGACAATCGGCACCAGCGACACCATCCTGGAATACAAAACCACCGTCGATCTGGCCACACCAGTTATCGAAGTGGCTAACTCGTAATACGTGAGGGCTTCGGCCCTCTTTCCTCTAAGAGCTTTCTACGAGAGTCTTTAGAAGAAATCAAAGAGCACTATAGCTCTCCCGCTTCACAAGAAGCATAACATAACTACGAAGGAAACTCTACCATGTCTTTTGAACTCAATTCTTTGGCCCTCTCCGACGAGGCTACCGTTCACCTGCACCACCCTGTCACCGAAGTCCCACTGTATGCTCCTGTGAAGAAAGGTGAAGACCCTGAGTCGAAGCCAGTACAGGTAACAGTGAAGGGCAGTGCATCTCAGGCGTACAGGCGCGCTGTCGATACTATGATGAAGAAAGCTGCCAAGCGCGGTAAGCGTGAAGCAACCCCTGAAGAGATGCGGGAACAGAGCATCGAATTTCTCGTCGCTCTGTCGGTAAAAATTGACAACTTGGTTCTTGACGGCGAGGAAGTGGCAAGTGCAGATGCATTCCGCAAACTGTATAGCGATCCCCGATACGACTGGATCAAAGAACAAATTAATGCAGCAGTCGGAGATACCGCAAGTTTTTTGAAAGTTTAAGCAATCTCCTGATATTGTATTGTCGCCAATTGGCATGGCTCGGATGCACTCCAGACAAATCGAGGCACTCCAGACTTGAGCAAATTCGCGGCAATGCAGTAAGAGAACGTGGTGAAGATGGCTCTGCCATTGTCGGGTCAGCAGAGGTTCATTTGCCAGAAATTCCAATGGCATTTGAAAATCTGCTGACTTTTTTCATTTCTTCCGGCCAAGCTACACAGACAGGTATGGGGCTTACATCACTTTCCTGGGCCGAAATCAAAGCTTGGCGCGAGGAGAATGAATTGGATGTCACGTTGTTCGAAAGGGATTTGCTTAAAAAGATGTCGGAAGCATACTGTGCAGAGTACGTGAAGGCGTCGGACCCGAAACGCCCAGCACCATATACACCAGAAATTAAGGAAGATGAGATTGACCATGTTGGCAAGGCTATGCAGATGTTAGAGCAGATGCGATTGTTACGCAAAACATAAAGAGAGAATTATATGAGTCTTGAAGCCAGTTCTTTAACAATCAACGTAGTCAGCCAGGGAATATCTGACGCAACCAAAGCCCTCGAAGCCCTCGCCAAAGCTGGCGACGCCGCTGAAAAGGGCACCTCAAACATCGGCAAAGGCGCAGCCGCTGCCTCCAAAGCCGCTCAAGATTCCGCCAAAGCTGGCGTAGACGCCGCCCAACAAGCTGCCTCGCAATACAACGCCATCATCGACATGATGACGGAGAAATCTAAGACGTATTACGCGGACAAAGCTGCAAAAGCTGCCATTGCTGCCCAGCAAGAACTCTTCGACGGAATGTCCGTGGTGGATAAGTTGTGGGCGCACCGTGATGAAACGATGCAGAAGGAAGCAGCAGCTCGTGCAAAGGAATCCGCAGACATTCGTGCTCAGCAGCAGTCTATCATGGACGCAGCAATAGCGCGGTATGCAGCGGAGCAGGAACTCGCTAATAAAATGAATGCGTCTTATGACAAGCGTGTATCTACAAGCGTTGAAGACGCCCACGCTGCTGCCATCATTGAAGATAAGAAGCGAGCATGGCAAGCATTAGGCCAAGTACAATCTGAAGCTATCAGGATCAACAAGGAACTGGACGCAGCGCAGAAGCGCGTTGAGGATGACCACGGCAGGGCTATTCTTGAAGATAAACGTCGCGCATGGAAAGCTCTCGGTCAAGCGCAGAGTGAAGCGCAGTCTATCAATGCAAAGCTCGACCGCGATTCGCAGCAGGCTAAGGCTGACGGGGATGCATTCGTAGCAATGCTTAAAAAGCAAGCTGAAACTGTTGGGTTGACGACGAAGGAACTCCGTGAGTATAACGCTGAGCAGCTTCGCACAAAAGCAGCTCAATTGGGCGTCTCACAACAAGTCGAGCAGCACATTCAGACACTCCAGAAAGCTAAAGGCCCTCACGAGTCCTTCAACCTCCTGACAGCAGGCTCTGCCCGCGAATTGATGGTGTTGGGGCACGAACTTAGCCAGGGCAGCTTCCAGCGTTTTGGCGGCTCGCTGATTGTTCTTGGTGAACGTATTAACTTCCTCCCGAGTCTGTTAGAAAAGGCTGGAGCCGCCGCTGCCTTCTTGGGTGTTGGTCTTGGGGTGTTAATCGCTGCAATTGCGGCTGTTGTAGCCCTAGTAGCCACCTCAGTGATCGCGTACAACAAAAGCTCCACCGCGATGAAAGAGATGCGCAACGAAGTGATTTTGACAGGTGGCTCTATCGGAGCAACTGGCGATCAATTGTACGCGATGTCTAACCGCATTGGGGAAGCCACAGGTAACTTCGGCAAGGCACGTGAAGCCGTGCTTGGGTTGGCAGCTACAGGACGATTCACTGCCGAACAAATCAATATGATTGCGGAAGCGGCAGTTGGTATGGAGAAGTATGGCGGTGTGGCTATCGAAAACACCATCAAGCAGTTTGAGCGCCTTGCCGCCGAACCGCTCAAAGCAGCCGATAAGGCATTCAAGGGTGTCTCTGACGCAGCAATGCAGCTCGACCAACAACTCCACTTCCTTGAACCGACAGTGCTTGCAGAGATTATGCACCTGGAGCGCATTGGTGATGTGTCTGGTGCATCAAAGGTGGCAATCTCTGCTCTGGCAGAAGAAGAGAAATCGCGTATTGCGGAACTTAAGTCACAATTAACTCCGCTCGGTGCAGTGCTCGACACCATTGGTGAAAAGGCATCGAAGATGTGGCACAACCTGTTCCATAAAGAGTCGATGCAGGACCAGTTGCAGCAAGTATCGGATCAAATCACCGAGACCTTAAGCCACCTTGCGACTTCCGGCGACAAGGGATGGCAGATGAAACACCTTGGGGAGTTGATGAAACTGTCTAACGACATCCAAGGGAAGATGGCAGCAGGCGAGCGAGCCGCTGCGGATAAAGCTGCCAAGGTGAGGGAAGACAACGAGACGAAACTCGGGGCCATCCAACTGCGCAACCTGTTTGAACGCTCGAAGAGTGAGGAGTCGTTTGAACAACGTAAGATGAAGTTTGAAGAGAACCTCGCAAAGCAACGGGCAAAAGCAGCCGCCGATCCTGCATATGCTAAAGCTATGGAAGACTTGATTTCCCCATCGGCTGAGAAGTCTATGCTGGAGAAGATCAAGAAAGACAGTATGCAGGCTGAAAAGAAGCCTAGAGGCGAAGGGCTTTCTGGCATTGATGAACAAATCGCAGCAATTGCTAGCCAGTATGATGTCCAGAAGCGTATTGCTGACAACGAAATCAAACTTATCGACGCAAAGAACAAAGCAGGCTTACTGTCTGACTCTGCTGCTGAGCGTGCTAAATCCGACCTGTTGGACCAAGAGGCGACTGAAAACGTAGCCCGCCTTGACAAAGAACTGGCCGTCATCGATGCGTTCCACACCAAAGACGTTCGCCTTGCAAATGAGGCTGCTAAGAAACGTGCAGATATTGAGAAGCAGCTTACAATCGCCAAAGAGAACATCCAACTCAAGAAAGACTTGAACGGAATCCTCCCTGACGCTCGTGCTGAGAAAGAGCAGCAAGATGCAGACGCAGCTTCGCAGAAAGTTATCGAGCAAACTGCAAAGCAAACGATGGCGATTCAAAACAAGATTGACGCCTACAATCGTCTCCCTGAATCCGTTCGTGCAGCAGGCATCACTGAAAAGCAGATGCAAGATGAAATCACTCAATCTGAAATTGATTGGTATGACCAGAAGATTGCATCAATCGCATTGCTTGGCCCAGCATCTGACGAAGAGATTAAACGACTCACTGCTGAGAAGAACGCACTGAAACAGAAAACTGCTGCGCAAAAGGAATGGGAAACAATCCAGGCCAAGAACAACGCAGCACTCAATCAACCAGCAGCACTGAACAAAGTCGCCACAGAGCAAATCAAGATGTGGAAGGATGCCGGTAACGAGATTGAGAAATCCCTTACTCGCGCATTCGGCAATGCTGGTAAAGCTGCTGGACAAATGTTCAAGGCATTTGCTGAAGGTCAAGCCTCTCAAATTGACATGGCTAACCAGATTGGTCGTATCAAAGCTGACAAGTCTCTGGACGAAGCTACGAAAGCAAAGCAGATTAATGATTTGCAGTTGCAAGGTGCTCAACAGCAGCTCGGCTCCTACGGCAACATGGCAGATGCCGCAAAAGGATTCTTTGACGAAAACTCCAAAGGCTACGAAGCAATGACCAAGGCTGCGATGATCTTGCATACAGCAGAAGTTGCCCTCAGCCTTATCAAAGGCGTCAACGCCATCCTGACCCAAGGTGAAGGCGACCCCTATTCAGCGTTTGCTCGTATGGCTGCAATGACAGCGATGGTAGCTGCTCTTGGTGTTGCTGTAACTGGTGGAGGCAGCGGGGGTATGTCTTCCGCAGACCAACAGAGTGTGCAAGGCACTGGCAGTGTTCTCGGCTCCCCTACAAAGGTTACTGGCAACAAAGTTGAATTGGTGGGGCAGAAGAGTGAGTCTATTGCCAAGTCTCTATCCATCCTGGAAAAGAACTCTGGTCTTGGATTGGTTGTGCAGAACGACATGCTCGATGCAATGCGTAAGCTGAATGATAACATCTCGGCATTTGCAGTGCAACTCGTAAGGTCAACGAATGTCAGCAATCCAGACGTTCACCTGAACACCAATAATGGCCTCGGCAAGACGGTCACTTCGTTCCTGCTAGGCGGTCCGATTGGCCTCCTTGTGTCGAAGATTCCTGTAATTGGTAACATCCTGGGGAAGATCGGAACATCAATCTTTGGTGGCAAACAGACGCTGGATGACTCCGGCTTCACTTTGGGTAAAACGTCGCTAGGTAATGTTGCTGCTAATGGTGTCAATGCACAGTCGTACGCAAAGATCACGACATCTGGTGGGTGGTTCCACGGCGATAGCCACGACACTAAACTGTCCTCCCTCGGTGCTGACGCGAATAACCAGTTCACTCAGGTTATTCTGAGCATGTCTGACACACTCAAGACAGCGGCAACAGCCTTGGGAATGGATGGGGATGAGTTCAATAGAAAGCTCCAAAGCTTCGTAATTGATATCGGGAATGTCAGCTTCAAAGGTATGACTGGCGACCAGATTCAGACAACCTTGCAGAACATCTTCTCGAAGCTCAGCGATCAGATGGCGACGTTTGCTTTCTCTGATTTGCAGAAATATCAGAAGATTGGCGAAGGGTTGATGGAAACTGTCACTCGTGTTGCCAACGATCTGATGCAAGTGAAAGACGTGTTTGATGTGCTCAGTAAAACCATCCCTAAAGGAATGGCGGCTATCGCAGCATCTGAGCAACTAATCACTCAGTTTGGTAGTGTGGATAATCTCACTAAAGGTGTCAAAGCCTACATGAGTGCAATCTACTCCGACCAGCAAAAGCTTGACCCTGTTATCAAGTCTGTCAATACAGCGATGGCTAGTCTTGGACTCTCTAGTGTTAAGACCAAGCAGGCGTTCAAGGATGTTGTGGATGGAGCTGACATCACGACAGAGGCAGGCGCAAAGCTGTTCGCCACGCTGATGAATATCGCCCCTGCATTTGGGCAGATTATTGACGAAGCGGATAAGGTTAAGGAGTCGGCAGTTTCTGATGCTCGCAGTGCGCTCACAGATGCGTACAACCGCGAAGCTGAAGCAATCCAGAATGCGCAGAGCAACATGGAGGGCTTCGTCAAGACGCTGAAGAATCTGCAAAAGAGCACCCTCCTTGGCGATTTGTCTCCTCTCACGGCTCAACAAAAATACCTTGAGGCTAAGTCGCAATTCGATCAGATTGCAAAGGCTGCACAAGGTGGTGATGTGGATGCACAAGGCAAGTTTGAAGGTGCTTACACATCGTTCCTGGAAGCTTCTAAGCTCGTCAATGCAAGCGGTGAGCAGTATCAGCAAGACTTCCTGTATGCGCAGAAAGTCACGCAGGAAGCTACGTCTTGGGCAGAGAAACAAGTTGATGCTGCAAAGGCTGCTCTCGACGCACTGAACAAACAAGTTGAGGGAATGCTCACTTTGAATAACAGTATTCTCACTGTTACCGAAGCGATCAATAAACTCATCGAAGCTCAGGGCACTGGCGCAACTGATTCGGCATCTAATCGTGCACAGAAGTCGATTGAGTCGCTATACGGCGCAATCCTGCAAAGGCACTCCGATACGGAGGGTATGCAGTTCTGGAGCAACGCCCTGATGAATGGTGTTTCACTTTCGCACATCGCAAGTGAAATGGCGAGTAGCCCTGAAGCACGTGGGCTTGTAGCTGCGCCTACAACTGCAATCACTCCTGTCACAGCACTTCAAAGCAGCTCAAATAGTTCGTCTAGCGCGGATATCGCTGTCGCCCTTTCGGACATGAAGGTTGCCTTGGATGAAGTGAAGGCCACGATTGCAGAAGGTAATCAGAGCACTGTTGGTGCGATTTACGACTCACAAGACAAAGCAGCAGATAAAACTGTTGACGGTTTTGAGGGCGTATTTAACGCCGACAGCAAGACGCGCATGTATAAAGTCGAAGCACGGTGATGCGGGAGGCCCCTTGCGGGGCTTCTCCATTCCCTCTTTAGAAAGGATTAATAATGGTTGATTTTACGGCTTGGCTCTCTGACCCTGCTGTTCCTCGCATAGTGTTGTTGGAAGTGAAGGTAAAGAGCAATGGGCAGGAAATTACTCGATACCTTTCTACAGGGGCTTTTATCTCATCTTCCACCGACTCTCCACCAGACCAGTATTATGAGCCTATCCTCGTAGGCGGCCTCCAGTTCACTGAGAAGCTTGATATTGATGGTAATGGTGGGCTGTCTGGTGGAGATATCGACGTTGCCAATTATGGCGGTGAGCGAGATGTCTGGTTAGATGACATTTGGGATAATCGTGATATAATTGCTTGGATTGGTGATCCAAGGTGGAACAAGTCTGATTTTCAGATGATTTTTAACGGTGTGGTTGCTACGATTGATAGCAAGTCCAAAGACACCCTTACGCTGCAATTGCGGGATAAGTTGCAACGGCTTAATAGCCCTGTCACTGATAAAAAGGTTGGTGGTACAGGCACGAATAAAGATGAAGTGGTAAGCCTCACATTTGGTGAAGCACATAACGTCACACCAACTTCTGTCACGGATACAAATGCGGGAACAACAGGCCAATACCTGACATACAAGATTCATGATGGTCCTGTCGAGGACATCATAGAAGTAAGGGACAACGGCATTCCTGTCAGCTTTACGAAGAACGTTAGCAACGGTACGTTCGTACTGAGTAACGCATCTTTCGGCACTGTCACAGCATCCGTGCAAGGCGACAAGAATCCGACATATGTCACGACCATTGCAGGCATTGTAAAGCGCCTAGCGACTGGCTACGGCACAGCAACCACACGATATGCAACGTCTGACATTGATGCTTCAAGCTTCGCCTCTTTCGACATAGACCATCCTCAGCAAGTCGGTGTGTTTGTCTCCGGTGGCGATAACCTCCTAACCACTTGCCAAGATATTGCTCACAGCGTCGATGCAAGGCTTGTCACGTCTCGACTTGGTTTGCTAAAGCTGCTGCAAGTGAGGATTCCTTCTGTCAATGAGGTGGCGTATGCAATTACTCAAGACGTGATGACCAAGAATTCTTTGAAGATTTCGTCCAGGCCACTCGTTAAAGCATCTGTCACACTTGGATTTAATAAGAATTGGACAGTGCAGGAAAACTTGGCAACTAACATCCCTGACGAACATAAGAAGATGTATGGGGAAGAATGGCTCAGTGTGACATCTACCAATGACGCGGCTAAAGCAGATTACAAGCTGAATGACGCTCCACCGCAAACTGACACGATGTTGCTCACCCGTGTTACAGCGCAGGCTGAGGCGGATAGGCGCAGGGACATGTGGAGCGTTCCTCGTACAGTGTTGCAGTTTGAAGGCACAGCAGAACTTATCGGGGCATTGTCCCTTGGTATGCCTGTCTCCATCACACATCCTCGCTTTGGCCTTGCAAATGGCAAAAACGGAATCGTCACAACACTGTCCCCTAATTGGTTTACAGGAAGAATAACAGTAGAAGTTTTAGTGTAAAGGAAAATAATGGCAGCGATTGTTAATGACCGTGATGTACTCCTAGAATCCGGCCCGCGTAAAGTGCTCACAGCATCCAGCGACTTGCTCGTGATTCCAGGCACGTCCACGTTTCATGTGAGTGTAGACGGTGTTCATAGCCCCGATGTAATCACGATTAAACTCACTCCTGTTGGAGTGGATGGCCCGTTCACGTTTGCACCGCAGGGCTGCACGCTGACGAACATCACTGCCACTACTGCCGATGTTACCTACTCTAGCATGACTGGGCCAACTGCCATCATCTCTGCGACGGCTGCAAACGGTGGAGCACCTGTTACGCGGTCGTGCATTCTTGGCGTGATTAAGGATGGTGCTGTCGGCACTGTGTCATATACTTGGGTGAAGTATGCTGACTCTGCGGTTGGTGCAGGGCTATCTGACGATCCCGCTGGTAAGAGTTATATCGGTCTTGCGTACAACAAGCCTACTGCCACGGAGTCTACAACTCCTGCCGATTACGCTTGGTCCCTTATCAAGGGTACTGACGGCGTACCCGGTGCAAAAGGTGCAGATGGCGTACAGCTCTACACATGGATTAAGTACGCAGACTATGTAACAGGCGAGGGTATGTATGACACACCGAATAATAACACTCTTTACATTGGCCTTGCAACGAATAAGTTTACCAGCACTGAATCTAACACTCCTGCTGATTATACATGGTCACGATTCAAGGGCGAGCAAGGCGTCCCCGGCCCAGCTCTCTACACATGGATTAAATACGCTGATGACGCTGTAGGAACGAATCTTACCGACGATCCAACCGGCAAGTCATACATTGGTTTCGCCTACAACAAACCTACCGCTGTTGAGAGTACAACTCCGACAGACTATACGTGGTCACTTAATCAGGGTGGTCAGGGCGTTCCAGGACCGAAGGGTACGGATGGACAAACTCTTTACACGTGGATTAAGTACGCAGATGTGTCGGATGGCACAGGCTTGTATGACGTTCCTAGTGCATCGACACAATACATTGGTATTGGCGTAAATAAAACCTCAGCTACTGAATCGACACTGAAAACAGACTACGTATGGTCGAAATTTAAAGGCGATCAGGGCGTTCCTGGACCTGCATTATATACATGGATTAAGTATGCGGATTCGGCAAATGGTGCGGGACTTACCGACGATCCGACAGGGAAAGCGTATATTGGTTTTGCTTACAATAAGCTGACAGCAACAGAGGGCACTGACCCTACCGAATACACGTGGTCCCTTAATCAAGGAGGCCAAGGTGTGCCGGGACAGCCCGGTAAGGATGGCACGACGTTCTACACATGGATTAAATACTCTGATAGCGCAGATGGCACAGGTTTATATGATGTTCCAAATGCATCTACTGTGTATATCGGCATTGCTGTCAACAAACCATCCGCAACAGAGTCTAATACCCCTTCTGATTATACATGGTCGAGGTTTAGGGGCGCAGATGGCGTAAGTGTTAAAGGTGACCCTGGCACGCGCGGCGCAGGCCAGTATTACGCCACTGGTAACGGTTGGACAGATTCAGCAGCGGAATCGGCTACGCCTGGAGCGAGTGTTGCAGGGGACGTTGTTACCATTTCCAATGGCTCCACATTCGCGCTAACAAAGAAGTATGACGGCAGCGTGTGGCAGCCAATGGGTGCAATTTATGATGGTAGCCTTTTCGTCACAGGTTCGATTAACGGCGCAGCACTGAAGGCAGGTACTGTCGAGATTCGTGACTCGCAAGGTAGGCTGCTGCTTGGTGTCGGAGACTTTGACGCAACTAGCGGGGGAGTTGCTGGTGCGGTGGATCGTGCGTCTACCACCTCTACATGGAACGGAGTAACTGGGGCTGGCAAACCTTCAGACAACGCAAGTTCGGACGTAGTGTTAGTTGGTAGGAATGTGACTGTTGCAGGCAACACCCTCACCAAGACGGGTGGCACTTTTGGTTCATGGGATGCTGACGCATACTCCGTAGACAGTTTCACCGGAGGTGCGTATGCTGCTGCGCTGGTCGTGGACACGTCTCATTCGATCATGTTTGGATTGAACAGCGATCCACTGACGGACAGTAACTTTGCCAGCATAGATTATGCCATTTATCTGGATGCTGGTTCCAATCCGCCTGCTATACGCATTTACGAAAACGGTTCGGTGCCAAGTGGAAATACCGGCACAACCACTTATGGTACACCTGCGACAGGCGATATCTTTGCTGTTGCGTATGATGGGTCGTCTGTAAAGTATTTGCAAAACGGCGCTGTGTTTTATACGTCAGTGCTCCCAACATCAAAAGCACCTAACCAGAAGTTATTTTTCGATAGCTCTATTGCGCACACAGGCGGAACTCTAAAGAACGTACGCTTTGGGCCGCTCTCATCGAACAACTGGAACAGCATCGGTGGTACGGGTAAACCTTCTGACTTCGCCACTGCCGGTGCTGCTGACGCTGCTACGTCGTTCGGTTTCAATCCGCAGTTCTCTAATTGGGATAACACTGCGTATCCGGCTGGTTGGGCTGCATGGAGTGGGCCACAACCAGCCAAGGAAACGTCTAATGTACGTACATCGCCATACGCTGTCCGTTGGACCGTGAGCGGGAATACAGGAATGGTCACGAGCACTTTCACGTTCCCCACACCACTCCCGGCTGGAACCTTTGTAGAAGGTGCGTACGACATTAACATCCTCGGCAATGCTGGCGGAGGTAGTCCAGGCTACTTAATTAGGCTATTCACGAACTCGGCGTTGAACGATTTTGATGACACCTATGTTCCAGTGTTGGACAAGACAGTGACAGGTTGGCAGCGTGTCCCATTCAGTGCGAGGACAACATCCGGTACCCGCCGCATTTATGCCATTCAGGTGTATCAGATGGCGTCCTACAATAACATGCCGGGTGGGTCCTGGGCAAACGGCTCTATCTGCATTTTCGACAACCTGACGTTCGATATCAGTGCAGCGTCTAGCGATCCTCAAGGGCTTGTGCCGAGTATCACGGATGCATCTAAGACGGCGCTCTGGACCAACATTGTGGGCCAGACAAACGCGCCCGCCAATAACGCCACTGTAGGCGCTCCATCCGGCACCCTCGTGGGCAACACGCTGGCACAAACAGTGGAGTCGAATGCAGCAGCAGGCGCCGCAGCAAGCACCGCGCTGTCGAACAAGCTGAACAAATCCGCAGCAGACATCCTAAGCGGACAGATCACAGTTTCTACAGGTGGTGCTGTGCAGGTCGGTACTGCTGCATGGACAGGCACATCTGCAACCGGCACTGGCATTGTAATCTCTCCGAAAGGTATCGCGGGCGTAAATGCCGGTAAGGTTGGGTTCAGCATCACCAGTTCGGGGGATGCTGCATTTGGCGGGCAACTTACAGCAGCATCCGGCACGTTTAGTACGTTGAATGTTAATGCTGGTGGATACATATCGACGCCAAACTACACGAGCTACAACTGGCCGACCGACGGTTCCACCGGCTTCTGGCTGGGGCCGGAAGGTCTGCTGCTCGGCAACGGGCGCGGTCAGCAGTGGTTCCTCGTGAACGCGAAGGGCGAAATTGACGCACCGGGTTTCAGTCTCAAACTCGGCCAACTCACCCTGACCAACCCGATCATCGTCACTCCGAATATCAGCGGGGGTTCTGTCTCTGGAACCACGACGCTGCCGAAGCCCACTACGACGGGCACATCTCCAATCAACTCCAGCGGTGCAAATGGCAGTCGGTCGTGGAGTATTTCCGTAACACCAAGCGGCGGATCGGGGGCCTACACCTATTCATGGAGTCTCGGTGGTGCGACGGACCCCGGGTATAAGCTCACTGGATCAACTACGTCTCAATCCGTGAACGTCAGTGCCGGTGGGTCGAACACGCAGATAATCGCGCAGCCGCAATGCGTAGTGACAGATAGCAACGGTTTATCAACGCTGTTCACTACATCCATATCCGCCACTTTCGGGACACCAGCATGATATACGCAGAAATCGACGCAAACAAAAATCTGATCCAAGTGATTACCACGGACGACACACCTGTTCGTGATGACTACACTTACAGGGAGATTAACCAGGAGCAGATGCCAAGCTGGGCACACCCTACTCCCACGTCAGTTTTACGGTGGGAGGATGCCTGGGATGTACCTGCATGGGTTGAAACAGCATCTCTGGCGGAACTCAAGCTAAGTAAGCGCGCTGAAATTACAGCAGCAAGACTTGCTGCAGATAGCGACCATTTCACATATCAAGGTAAAGAAATTAAGACGGCAGATAAGGACATGTTTGATCTGCTTGTTGCTGATGCGAGAATTAGCAAGTGCGCTGACGGGGAGATGCCGCCAAATTGGCCCGGTGGTTGGAAAGCAATCGATAATACATACTTGCCAATCACCTCCAAAGAGGCGTGGAATGCATTCTTCATTGCAGCGTACGATAAAGGGGTGATTAATTTTTTGCACTCACAGCAGCTAAAGAGGCAATTGGATGATGTCACCACTCCCGAAGAAATGGCTGCAATCACTTGGTAGCACTGGCGTGCGCCCCTCCTCACAATATAAAGGGCCAACATGGCAAACATGAGAATCATCTACGACAATGCGGCTGACAGGGCGACATTGCAATCTACAACGCAACTTGTCCCAACCACTCCACTCACCTTTCTGCAAAACGATGTTAAGTCGAAGGTTTGCCGTACAACCTTTCTTGCCAGCGGGATGCTTAACATTACAGCCACATGGGCAACACCTGAAGCAATTGATGCTGTAGTGTTGGCGTTCACCAACGCTGATGCGACATCCACACTTCGAGTTGTGGCCTATGCCACCGCCGCTGATACAGTTCCAATTTACGATAAAACTGTCAGTGCTGTGAAGGCCTCCTTCAGCGGGCATGCTGGCATTCCTGCCCCCGTATATGCAAGCCACTGGTTCGACAGTACTGTCAGCGTAGGTAAGCTGCAAATCACGCTTGCAAGTGTCGCGGGTACGCAAGTGCAGGCAGGGCGTCTTATCGTTGGCAAGCGATGGACGCCTGTATTCGGTGCAGATCAGCAAGGCACAACAATGTCTATCGTTGATATGAGTGAGCAGTTCCGCACAGACTCTGGCGATATGTACGTGAATGTTAAGCCGCAATATCGGAAGCAAACTTTGGCGATGCCTTCTCTCGATAAGATTGATAGGGCGAAGATGTGGCAAGTGTTGTATAGGAACGGCTTGGCGAAGCCCCTGTACATTAGTTTGTACCCTGAGAATGCTGATGGTGAACTGGAGCAGATGCATCAGATTTATGGCAGGCTCGTTACGACACCTGTGATGTCAACGCCGTATTTTCAACATATGGCAGCAACAATAGAAATTGAGGAAGTATGACTAAGTATTCTGAAATCCGAAACACTCTACAGTCGGGTGACATAATCGCATTGAGCCACCGACAGTGGGACTCCATTGCTGACATTGAATCGCAGATTGTCAAGTGTGCGACTCAAAGCGAGTACTCCCACGTTGCTATCGTGCTTGTTATGGAAGGCGTCCCCTTCCTCGTTGAGAGTGTCGTTCCTTTTGTTCGCATCATGCCACTGGATAACTTGGAAGAAGATTTCTATTTGGTGAGGACAGGTATGTCAGTGTCACAGCAAGAACGTGAGTTCATGTTCTCCCAAGTGGCTGTAGGTGCATACAGCAAGCTCCAAGCTATCGAGGCCCAGCTAGAAATGCTTAAGATTGGCAGTGATAACGTCTGGTCGTGCGCGGAATTTCTCATTTGCGCTCGTAAGTTTTCTGGCATGTCTATCAATACAAAAGCTACACCCGCAGCCGTTATTAAATTCCTTCTAGACGAGAAGGGCCTTACCCTAAACTATATATCGAAGGAAACATGATGGACACAGCAAACGTACTACTAATGGCGCTACAAGGAATCACAGGGGCATTCTGCTGCGTGATCTGGAGCATGCTTACAGACATCAAGAAGAAGGCAGACAAGAACGCTGACGAGCTTGCTGTGTATAAGATTCTTGTGGCTGAACGTCACATCACCAAGACGGAGCTTAAAGATTCGGTGGACTCCATTAATCAAGCGTTCGAACGTCATGCTTCGAGGATTGACGTGCGACTGGATCGACTCGAACAGCGAATCTTAGAGATGAAGGATCACCAATGATTAATTCCCGTAACGTAAATGACCTCACCCCCGCGATGAGGGACAAGTGCTTGCTGTTCATTCAGAAGTGCAAGGAAGCAGGCGTGGATGTAATTATCACGTCCACCTACCGTGACTTCGAGAGCCAGGATGCGTTGTTCGCGCAGGGCCGTACAGTTCATGGCCCTGTCGTCACGAATGCAAAAGGTGGGCAGTCTTATCACAACTACCGCATCGCTTTCGACTTCTGCCCGATTGTAGGCGGTAAGGCGATGTGGAACGACATCAAGACGTTTATCAAATGTGGTGAGATTGGTAAGAGTATCGGCCTAGAGTATGCAGGCGATTGGAAGACGTTCAAAGAGTACGCCCACCTACAAGAGGCTGGGCACACATTGGAAGAGTTGAGGAAAAATCATGCTAGATAAACTGAAGGCTCTGATGAGCCTGTTCAAACAGGGCGCTGCTGTGGCGGACCCTGCAAAGTGGAAGAACCGGCAGATTTCTGTGACGATGCTCGCCGGATTGATTATCGCAATTGTTCAGTTGGCAAAGGCATTCGGGCATGAAATTCCTGTCGATTCTGAAACAGCTATGGCGTTGGCAGGCGGTGTCATTGCTGCTGTCAATACTATTTTCACCATCACTACGAGCAAAGCCGTTGGTTTGCCAACAGGGACAGTGGCAACAGCCGAACAAACTGTGCCAAGCGTACAACAAGCAACTCCTGAAGCAGCACAAGCAGAAAACGTGCCGTCTGAGCCTGTCCCCGACGTGGGACATAGAGGGATTGACGAAACAACTAGAGAGCGTGCTAAACAATGGGCCAAGCAGCAAACCAGTAACGGTTTGGCAAATGATGCCTGAACGTGTTGCATTGAATGTGAAATGCAGTTTATAATTCACCCATCTTGAAATGCAAAAGGGACGAAGCTCTGCGAAAGCCCGTCCCTCATCAACAATTTAAGTTTTCACTCTGTGGTAGAGTCTGCCCGTTAGCCTATTTTGGTTAGCGGGCTTTTTTACGCGTGTGCTACTTGCGGAGCTTTGCTGAATGCCGCGATGGCGTTGTAGAAATTGACAGAGGCAGCAATGACCTGCGTGACGATGTTCAGGATGTGATCGAACGGGACAGGGCCACTTGCTGCTTCGTAGATGGCCTTGATTGCAGCCAGTGCCACTTGCAGCTTCTGTGCACCGTTACCAGTGCCGAAGGTGGCTTCAACCTGCTTGATCTGGTCAGTGATGACAGGGTAGAGAGCAGCGGTGACTTTGTTCAGGTATTCCAGGTCAGCGATGATGGCGGCGATGTTCATTGTGTTTCCTTTATGTTAGGCAGGTGGTTGAGTGTTGCTTGATTCGCGTCACAGGAGTTGCTGACAGGAATCAAGTGTATGTGTGGTATCTAACCGAGTCAACAATTATTTTGAACTTAGTTCGTAATCTTGTCGCTATTCACCAACAAGGCGCTTATTAATTGAACAGCACTGTATTGATGAATAACTCTTGTGTGTTGATTAGTTGTCCACTGCATTGCTCAGAGCTTCAAGGGTCGCCGCCTCGTCCACGATATCCTTCGTGTTGGCCTTGAAGCGAGTCTTGATGAATTTGCCAACAATCTTCTTGTCTAAGCTAGTTGCATCAACAGCTTCCTGGACAATCTCTTTGAAGTCTTTCTTCAGTTCTTCAATCTGGTCCAGCACGTTGAGGCCGCGTTGAAGGAAGCCCGTGAGTTTGGTGACATCTACGTTTGCCGAGTCGATACTGATAAATTTATTCATTGCTAGGTTCCTTATTGGTTGTTAGCGCGGTTTGCTGCGATGATGCCTTGGTAATATTGCACCAATGAGGCTGCCGACTCTTCTACGTTGGCAAGGGCTTCCTCAGCAGTGGTGAAGTCGTCAGGGTTGTCCTTCATTGCTTGGTAGGACACTCGGATGGCTTCGTACAGCTCGTCAGGGGTGATGTTATTCATTTCTATTCTCCTTAAGATTATTGTGGATTCTTACGCTGGGCTTTACGTGCCGCACGAGCAGCCTTTGCAGCTTGCTTCTCTTTGTTGACATACGTCCCCGCATATCCAGCATCCCACACGAGCACACCCTTCTTAAGTGCCTTGACAGCCTTGTTTGCAAGTGTTCTCCGGGCCTTATAATCAACGAACGATTCGTCAGGATGCCGTACCAGGGACGTGTATTGCGGCAGGTTTTGAGCGGTTTGTACCAATTGAATTCTCCTTATTTCATCTGTTTAAAAATACTTGCAGCCTTCTTCGCACAGGCTTTGCAGAGGTAAGCCGTGCAAGACTCGTAATCAGGCTCATGGCCCACTCGAACAACTTCCTCTGCGTCTTTACGACATTCACTGCACGCCAAGTATGTCCAAGAGGTGTTGCCAATGATACGGTCAACCTCATTCGGATCGACAGGTTTTGGCAAGGCGTTTAGAAGCTCCCTAATCTCCACCTTGTCTTGACCCCACCTACCACAGCCGTATTGTTCCTTCCAGCGTCTTGGTGCATCATCTGCTTGTTCCTGTCGGGTGAGAATAATCATGCGATGCTCCTCTTAGCTTCCCTTCCTGCCTTACGGGCTTCCTTCATCTTCTCCTGCTGACGCTTGTTGCGCATGTCCTTGTCAGCTTGTGCCCAAGACATTTTGTGCGGCTTGGATTTCTTATGAGGCGTTGCTGCGAAGTCTTCCAGGTATTGCATGTTGCCCTCGTTATGTTTGTTGTCAGAAGCGACAAGAAGAATCTTACGTGGGTTGATTCCCCTTGTCAACATCTTTGTTGATTTATTTCAAGAGACGGTAAAGCTCCTGCGCTTCAAGTTTCTCCAGCCAACTAAGACCTCCTGGTGCGAACAACTTTCCCTCTACATAGAACTGTGGCACACTGCGATGCTGCTCTGCCAGTAAGAATGACTTGGCAGCTTGATCTTCATCAATCTTCACAACCTCGTACTGAATCCCGTAAGAATCTAGCAGTGCGGTAGCCTTGACGCAGGCAGGGCAGTTGTTTTTGGAGTACATTGTTATAGTCTTCATTTCGCCTTTACGTGGGTAGTTATAGAGGTTAATCGGAGGCATCCAGTCGTTCCATGCCTCCATGTCATCACACGATTTCGCAAGCACCACCAGCACACGCACTCTCCGCAGCAAGGTCTACAGCGTCACCATTTTCCTCGAACACATGCCCGATGTTGATACTGGCAAGCATAGGAAGCATCTCTTCGTACCGTTCTTTCGTGATGTCCTCGAAAGGCAACTGTGGGTAAGCTTCCGCACCGGAGAACGGCAGCACCGAGATACCATTGTAGTGAGACTTGTTATCCCACATCCACTTCGTCAGCTCGGCCCACTCATTGTCTTTGACAGAGATAGTGCAGCTAACATTGTGTTGATTAACACCGTTACGATGGCCTGCTGCCACCCAATTCTGCGAAACATTCTTAACTCGCTCCAGCAGGGAATTCATCGTCTCAGTCCTCACTGTTGCCCCGTCTGGGGCCTTCTGAGGGAAGCTCAATACAACTTGGTGCGGAACATACACATCTTGCTCCACAAGCGACGGGGCAACCTTCATCATATATTGAGCGAGAGCTTCATCCTTACCAGCACGCATCCGGCGAATGTAGTACTGTGCATGCCATGCATGAATGCCACTGGACGTACCCAACACAAGCGATGTAGTACCTGCCGGTTTTACGCAAGTTACCCGTGCAGCCTTCTTAATGCCAAGTTGCTTAGCCACAGCAGCATTGGTGTCAAGAGCGTGCTTGGCGGCTTCTTCCATATCCAATGGCTCTACAGTGCCAGATGCAATACCCGTCATAGACACGCCAAGCAGAGCATCCTTCTCACAAGCGATCTTCCACTTAGGATTCAAGTAATGGAAGTCCGTATAACCGGCTTGCAGAGTACCTATGAATGCTGCTGCCGAAGAAGCCTCATTGAAGTTGTGCTGGTCCGTGATGGCACTCGCATTGATTTCAGTAAGATTGCACATTTGATAAGGGCGCAGTGCAATTTCACAGCAAGGATTTGTTCCCCAATCTTTGTTATTGGTCCAGTACACTCCAGGCTCACCACAACCACTATCTTCGACACGCTTCATCAGCGCAGCGAACTCTTCCTCGGATACTTCTCCGCGTGGCAGAACAGCCGAGTTGTTTGCACGAGCACGGTAGGGGTGGGTGATGTACCACTCACCAGATTTGGCAGCAAGCATCTCTTCGTCATCACGGTCAAACAGGCTAATCATGGCCGCACGGCGGATACCACCAGCAAGCACGGCGTCTGCCACGATACACGCCATGTCATGCACTTCGATTGGCTTCAGCTTACGGCCAACAGCAGTACGCAGAAGGGCTGTCAGTTGATCTACACATGCCTTCAGTGGTGCAGGACCTGGAGCTTGTCCCCCAGTTGTCACGAGTTCGCTGCCCTTCTCGCGGATATCGCGGTAGTCGAATACAGGGAGCGTACCAGCATTGAAGAACGCTTTCGCAACAACCTTAATTGCATCACTCCAACCAATGATCGAGTCCTGCACCTGGAACTTGTATTCGCCATCCGATTCAGGCAGCTTCACCTTTGGTAGTTTGCTTACGTGACGCTTCTGCACAGAGTAGCCCATGCCCGTGCCGCCCAGCAGCAGAAACATCAGTTCGCTGAAGAAGTGCGGTGACTCTGCTGGAGCATACGCACAATTGAAGATACGGGCCTCGTTCAACAGGATTGGGCGGCCACCAAACTGCAAAGAACGCATGGATGGCAGCACTCGCTTGGTATCCACAAAGTTAGCATATACGTCACGAATTTGGTCAGCCATTGTAGGGTACTTCTCGATATGCATTGCCTGATTGCGGGTGCTAATCTCTGCGAAGTTTTCCCGACGATTCAAAGCTGGGACGAATTTTGCGTACTTGTTAAAAACAGTAATGTCAGACAGTGCTTTTTTATCCATGTGCTTAATTTCCTTTTGATTAGTCATTTACAACTTTCTTAACTGATTTCTTCCTGAGCCTCTTGACTTCAGGCTCTTGCTCTTTCTTGTAGTCGCTAGGCAGCTTAATACTTCCGTCTGCGAGTCGCTGATTGCCCCTAATATGAAACAGCAAGTCCTCTAGTAGAGCAATTTCTTCTGCAACCTTAACATCCTCAGCGGAAACATCATTTTCCCTTAAAGAAACGTTCCTGTCAATGGTAGAAGCTCCATAATCGTTGCAGCAGTGGCCCATTTCGTAGAGGGCCTCGAAAAGAGACTTATCGTAATGCTGACTGGCAATTAGTCGGTCCTCGTAGGTGCTGAACGGCGAGGTAAGACTCTTACGGTCCAGCAACATTTCCCCCGAAATGAGGAAGTTCACGACAATGTCGCCCTGGAGGTTGCGGTGCTGATATGCCCTGTACTCAACTGCTTTGTTAATATCGAATCCCAGCATATGAAGATAACCATGAACTAGGTCGTCGTTGTCAGGATGGACCATTTCCATGTAATTGAGGTGTGCGAGGCCGTCAATGAGTTTAAGGTCTGTGACCGATACGGTTTTAATAAGATTCTCCTTCAGTATTTAAATCGGGACGAACCTCGTACTCTGTGGGGCGAACTCGTCCGTGGTACAACAACTCCATTTCCTCTCGTTTTGCAACGGCTTCTTCAAATGTTGAGAAGGTGCCCCCATATATTGTCTCGTAGTTCAAGTTGAGCATAACCTTGTATTTACCTTCTTTCTCGTTGTAATAAACACCAGTCCTGCCTGACGTATTGTCTTTCCTCTTTCTTACATTCAAAGATTGTTCGTGGTCGGTTGACCACTTACAGTTTTCTTTACAGTAGTTTTTATTAGTGTCGATCCTATCCAGTGATTGCCAATCTTCAGGTTCACCCATGTCAGCGATGAAGTTGTCAAGGTCGTGCCACTCACTCTCTACAGAGATGCCCCTACCGCCATAATTTTCGTTGCTTTTGTCATTGCACCTTCTATGCATATGGTTCCAAATATTGTAGACACGAGTCTTCGATTGTCCATGCACCTTGTTGGACTTTCCGACTTCTGTCCTAACCTCAATTGCGAGGCAGCCGCAGGACCTCGATAAATTACGCAGCAAACTGGATGTACGTGGCGTGCCGAATTGACCGCAATCACATACGCACAAGTAGGTCGGGTATATCCTGCTTGCGTTGTTCTGTTGCGAGTAGTCTGGACCTCGCGTCAATACTGTCCACCTACCAAATCTACTCCCAGGCTGTAATGGATTTCTTTCTACAACGGGGCTCATAAGATATCTCGATTCATACACCCGTGCTCCCAAAAGCACCTTCACCACGTTCTGTACTAGAAAGATCATCAGCCAGAACAAACTGCACCTGCTCGTACGGGATCACCATGCCTTGCGCGATGCGGTCGCCATGCAGAGCGACGAAACCTCCACTGCCATCATTGGCAAGTTTAACTTTCAGCTCTCCCCTGTAGTCGCTATCAATCACTCCTACGCAGTTGCTAAGACGAACTCCATTCTTAAATCCGTGCCCACTTCGTGAAAACACGAGCATGACATGATTCTCTGGAATCTCGAATTGCAGACCCGTTCCGTAAGCTTCAGAGGCGTCAGGACCTACCGAAATACTCCTAGGCTTGTACGCAGCAATATCGAAACACGCGCTACCTGGAGTAGCATACCTAGGCAGGACAACATCTTCATACATCTTCTTAACTTTTACTTGCATAATTTCTCCTTAAAATTTCTCTAGAATCTGCCACTCGCCCTGCTGCACTTTGCTGAAAGCTTCGTCCAGCGAGAACTCGATAGTGCAATCTAGCGCGTTTCGCTCTACGGACACATGGTAAGCACCGTCGATTAAATGCGCCCAATACAGCGTGTCGTCATTCTCGTATGTGGTGCGGAAGCTGAAGTGGTGGTTACTCGCCATCGGCCCACCAAATTTCTAAAGCTTTTTGCAGAGCCTTGATGAGGTGCCCTACGTCACGCTTGTCTACAAGCACGTATTCGTCAGCGTTGTCCTTGAAAAGGATATACGAACCTTGCTTTACGATCTGCTCTAAGTCCCCACGATCTGCGAAGCGAATCGTGTCAATAACTTGGCTTTCTTCACGGATATCAATTGTTGCCATTGTTGTTCTCCGAATATTCTTTCCTCAGCCACTCAAGACTCACGAACAGGGGGTCGTAACTACCATTCTTCACGTTATGCTTCAGCACGCAGCCCCTCCAATGATGATTACCCTGGACTCCCTTGTAGCCCTCCTGATGATCATAGTACGCACCACTTACGAGGCCCCACTGTTGCGATCCATCTGCTTGAGTGAATCGAGTAGACACGTCCAACACTTGACGATGGCCCATCGAAAAGCTCTTGCCGATTGTCTTCAGCATATTCGCAGCAGTTCCGCTCAGCGGCTTACCCGACATCACGTTAGGGAAGTAGTGGCAGTAGTAAATTCCACCGACTTCAATCGGAGTAAGAAACGGGACCACTTCCCATCCGAAGTCTTCATAGCGCAGATCATCAACGCTCAGGAAGCCAAACAACTCTGGGTTGCTCTCTACATGACGGTTGATACGATCTTCATGATTGCCTAGAGTAAGAACCAAACGGGGCTTGTACTCAATTTTTCCCGTTTCTTTCAGTTGGTATTGCTGCATGTCGTACAGCGGCTGAAGCAGAACTCGCATACCTTCGATTGACGCATCAATGTCGTCCTGCACTCGCTTGCCCTCTGCTGCTTTCTTGCCTTTGTCGTAGCTGCTCAAGCTGAACATGTCTGCATGGTCGCCCACATGAATGATAACGTCAGGTTGCTTCCGTACAATGTATTGTCCAAGCCAGTCAAGATATTCAAGATTTACACCAGGCTTAACCTGAGTATCGCTGATGAACAGGTGAGTGCCTTCAGACTTGGTAGGGTCGGTAACAATGTTGAATACGTCTTTGCCAGAAATCTTACTCGGCTTATTCGCAGGTTCATAATACATCTCGCCAACCCTGTCCTCACCATCCCGTGATTCCGCCAACGCGCTAGAATACGCACGAAGGAAATCCAGACAAGTGGACCGCTTCACACCCAGCGTCCTCGCAATATCCCTTCGACTCATCACTCCAGCATTCTCAAGTGCAATTGCATTCTTATGCCAGTCAAGTTGCTTCGTCATTTACTCTCCTTAGTTGGTACACCGTAGCTATACTCCACATTACCAAACAGCGTGTTAATCTTATATGTCTCGCACTCGGAGGCCAGCACAACATTGCTGGTAGATTCCTCCAGCGAATTGGCAATCCTCGTAGCTGTGCAATTCAGCCTCTCTAGATACTGAAACAAGCGTGCTACGTCACGATCATTCATCACGCTTCCTCCACAAGCTTACTCTTAAGCGCATCAATCCGCTCGTTATAGTTTGCCTGCAAGCGACGCTGATGCTCGACATTCTGCTCAGAGATACGCACACTGGACTGAAGTGCAGCAATTTGTTCGTTCAGCTCTTTGTTAAGGCGTTGCTGCTCGGCTGTGATGGGTGTCTTTTCAACAACCGTCCAACCGCCCTCGGAAACGATATTCTGCACCATCTTGACCGAGTAGTTAGTCTGACCTTTCCTGCCGTAATCCTCTGTCCAAGACACTACATACTTGTCATCACCTTTCGTGGCCTTAAACACTGTAGTGTCGTTGCTGCCAGTCATTACGAAATGAAACACGTCCGGCAGAGATTCCTTCACAGGAGCCTTAGCAGCTTCCTTCTCAGCTTTCTGTTCGTCTACAATGTTCCAAGCGAGGTCTTGCAAGCGTTCTTCCACAGCCTGCTGATCCCAAGTGACGCGAGGCTTTCCGTGGATTACGTTGTGGTAGCCCCTCGCCCAGTTCACTTCGTAGTCGCCCCACGCATTGCGCTTCACAGTGTGCGTGAAGCCAGGGTGAGTGTTGGTTCGCATCTGAAATTTGTCTGGCAGGCTCATCAGTTGTTCTCCTCGTTGTGTGCAAGTTGGATGTTACCTTTTGCAATCATTTGCTGCATCTCGCCAGCTTCAAAGAATGTTACGTACGAGTCGCCTGCGTAGATGCTGATAGTTTGCTCTGTGGGCCGCGCAGAATACTTGGTGCGGAAGCCTGCATAGTAGAAATCGAAAGGGCCATTCATTGCTTGTTCTCCTTAATGTATTCGTTCGCCAGCATAATGTTCGCAAGGAGCTTCGGGATGTCATGGCAGTAGATTTGCGTCTTGTTGCCGACGGCGTTCTCAATCTCAATGAAAGGGTATTCGTGCTCTGTGCCCAGGTCTGCCCTAACGTGTTCCTTGCCGAATTGTGTGCCGTAGCTAAACTTCATGGTTTCTCCTTAAGAATCTTGGTAAGAGCCTTCCGACGTTTCTCATCGTTAGTGCAGTCATTGTACCCATGCTGTTGAAGTAAGGCAAGCATTTCTTTTCGATTTTCTTTCTTGAGCAAATCGATAACTTTCTTATCCAGCTTCGCATCTTCAAACGACAACCCTGTGTTTTGAGCGTGGCTCACTACGGAGTGACAGCTCGTGCACAGTGGCCTAATCGAATCGTAATCAATGAGGAACAAGTGAGTCATATACGCCTCAGCATCAGAAAACTTAGTAAAAGTGCCACTGTCTCCTCGGTGATCGATTTGGATGTCAGCCTGGACGGTATCTACCCTACAGATGTCGCACGTCATACCCCAACACTCTGGAAAACGCTTAGCACTCTTCTCGTTAGGATTCTTAATCCGCTTACGATACTTGTTGATGAACTCGATCTTGATAGGATGGACTTTCCAACCTTTGCGCAAGACTCCTCGCACCCAGTTCATGAATGCGCCCTCAGTCTTCCAGGGAGAGCCTTCGCAGAGCCACGGCTTACGGTTCATACACGTAGCCTTCGGACTCGTTCAAAAACTTCGTCAGCCTGTACGCCACTTCCTCGGTGTAGGCTGTGCAGACGACGTTTCCCCGGCCTCCAAAAGATGTGTCGATGATGTCATAAGAGTCATCGATAGGGCAGCGGATTGGTGCGTATTTTACAGGGTATGTCATATCAAGTTCCTTTCACAAGCGTCAGAGCCTGCCCAGCAGTAAAGCCTTCCTTCACGTAAGCGTCATAGGCGGCTTTCTTCACTTTGGCATTCAGTACAGCATATTCGCAATGGGCGAGCAGGTTGTCTCGCATCTGCTTAACGAGCTGCGGGAAGGTGGTGTCGGTCATAGTTTCACTCCGTATTTGTCAAGTTCTTCATCAAGGATAAATTTGTAGTCGTCACTGGTCATCATCCTGGACATGACGCAGTTCTCGTTCAGCACGTATCGTGCATCGACTTCAATTTCATCACCACGCCAGCCTGTAATGACGCGAGGTTCAGGGTAGAGTTTGTTGTAGATAGCAATCGTCGCTTCCCATGCTTCCTTCTCGTTCTTGCAGTCCTTCAGTGCCTTGTACGCGCTCTTGTCGCCCCACTTCTTTTCAGGACACGCAGAGTTGGCCCAGTACTCGTCAGAATCATCTCCACTGCAAACCTGAAAGAGCCACCACAAATACCCGTGCCCTTTTACATCACCTTTGTCATTGAGATGCAGGGCACCAAATCCCTCAATTTGGAACGGCTGCTCCATACTGTTGTGGATATAAAATTTAAGATTGTTACCAAAATAATCCTTGTCCACTCCGGCGAGAATCAAGTCAGGGTTCTCGGTACAGTCAATCACACATTGATCGTCCGCCTCTTTACCTCGCACTACTTTGGCGTGATGCTCCTTGATTAAGTACTTCTCAATATCGTCGAGGTAGATTGGCTTCATGAGTGCAGCCCTGCTCCCCTTGTACTTAACAATTGTGGATGCCTCTACTCGCCAACTGTCCCCTTTACCGATGTAGCCGTAGTAGTCATCTGCACAAAGCTGCGACTGGATTCCTATGATATGGTTCTTAACAGTCTTGAGTGCGAACGCCAGCGGTTCTTTTGCCTCTTGCCTGTCGGTGAACTCGAAGTCCTCCACTTTGAACAGCGGCAAACCTCTCTCTGCGCGGTGAGCATTAAGCTCAGCAAGATATCCGCCTGCCTTCTTCTTATGATGCCCGTAAAATTCGGTACGGTTGGCATAATTCTTAACCTTGCCAGATTCTTTATGCAGAACATCAACGGTACGCTTCTCACACACCCCGGCAATTTGGTACTTGATATAGTCCATATCAAATAGTGCTGTTGTCATTACATCTCCCAGTAGCTTTTTGGGCCAAGTGGTTTTGTCTCGTTTGCAAACTCTTCTGCTTCGATACCAATCTTTTGGAGGCATTCGTAAGCATTGCTTGGCATAGCAACAGGTTGTTCTGTGGTCGTGATTTCAATGTCTGAGAACATCTCTAATGCTGCGTCAATCGAGAATTCCTTGTCCGTCTCAATTTTAGCCTTCTCACCGTACTGCCCACCAATGGCTGCTGCCAACTCGTCCCACGATGTCAGTTCAACACGCTGGCAAGCAAGGCCAATACGCAACAGGTCACTCTTACCAATCTTGTATCCACGATCCTGGTATTTGAGCACGCGCATCAGCGAGCCGTACGGATACCGAGTTCCGCTGTGAAAGCGGAGGAATCGTTGCGAGGCGTGCTTCAGGAAGTCCTCACTGAACACAAACTCTTTCTTGTCGAGGTCATATGCTGCCATACACACGGTGAAATCAAAGGCGTCAAACACTTCTTCAGTGGTAGGGAAGAAGTCAAAATGCATTAGCTGGATAACATTATCATGATTCACAAAAGTGACAGCACGGTCAGTAGCAGCAACACACCACATACTATCTTCATATGCCTGTGCCACGGCATTGATGAAGTCTTCTTTTGATTTGAAATAAAAATCGACATCGTTAATTGGCATACCTGTGAATGCGGAAGTGAGAGCGCCGCCTGCGATGAATGCCCCCTGTGGCTGGAAGCGAGATGCTGCGTTAAGAATGTTGTCTAACTCTTTCTTGTGTTGGTTCATTTTTTCCTCCTTTGGATAAAACAAAAGCCCCACCCCTCTCGGAGCAGGGCTAAGATCAACTTAGAATGTTGTCAAAAAGATCAGAAAGGCACGTCATCGTCCATGTCGGAGAAGTTAGCAGCAGGCTTCTTAGGGGCGACAGCTTTCGGGGCCATAGATTCTTGGACAACAGAACCCTCAACTCCAGGTTGACCATTGGGATACTTGGTACGAATCTCCAGCAGGTCACGATCACTGTCCTGAATCTTTGCAGAGATTTCACGGGCCTTCTCGATCAGCTCTTTTTCGCCATCCTTGCCATTTCGCTCAACAACAGCCTCTTGCATTTTTGAACCTTCGTACTCTTCTGCGAGGACGATTTTACGCAGGTCCGCCAGTCGGATAAGATCGAATTTCGACACACCACCAAACTCTTCCTTTTCGCCCAGCAAATCTGCATCGTCAAAACCAACCGACACAGCGGGCATGAGGGCAGCATCCGGCTTCATTCCCTTAGCCAGCGGCACAGGCGACTTCAGCTTAGTATTCACATACTTCTTATCGTCCTTCTCCTGCACCTTGACTTCCAGATTAAACATAAAGGGCTTGCCCAGCAGTTCAGAAATGTCATTCAGCTTACCATTCTTGTAGTCAGCCTTGAAGATGGTGTCAGCCACTTTCGTGCCGTCTTCATACTTAGTGACGCCAGCAATCTTGTAGAAGTTGGACGTACTAGCGAGCACCCAAGGACGACCTTTGATGTACGCATTTGTCTTCGGATCACGAGGAGCAACAGTGGTGAAATTCAGGCCATCGGACATGCCGCGATTAACAGGGTGTAGAGGCAGGCGAATATTCTTCACACCAATATCACCTTCGTAATCATGGGTTTGGTCGAGCAGATCGATGTAGCAGCCAATCTTCTGTTCGACAGCACCGGCTTTAGGCCACAGGATTTTGTCCTGGCCCGTGTCATCGTCTTTCTCACGATTGCCAGCGTTGTCCTTGGCAAACTTAGGCAGCTTCTTGTGGCTACCCAGATCAACGAGCAGGCCCACTTGGACGGACACAAGGCCCTCTTCAGGGATGATTGGGACGAACGCTTTCTGTTCAGTGTTTTCGTTACGTGCAGGCGCATTAATATTGCGAGGCTTCATTTAGTTTTCCTTTAAGTTAGATTATGCACACAAGCCTGTGCAGGCGTTGCACCTAAGAATGTACGTGCGACACTAGAACTCTTATACGTAACTACTATGCAGCACGCTGTCATCAGTACTATCCAGCAGTGTGGCTTGTATAGTTGCATTGACAGGCAAACCACCAGCTTCTAGCAGAATCTCCAAGCGGCTTGCTACAACCTCCATTACAGCGTCCTCAAACTCCTCCTGCGTATCGAACGTAACCATCAATCCTCCTTAAAATTATCTACACAAGCTTCCAAAGCTCATCCTCAATATCCTTCAGACTCTTCTCGCCCATCAACGCGAACACATCAAACTCGTCAATCATCACGCTTTCGATATCAATTTCTCCGTCGAATCCTGGCTCGTCCTGTGTAGCGTCATAAGGAGGATACCATGTGAAATAGATCGTCATAGGAACGCCCTTTACAGTGATGTCCCTTACTACTGGCTTTGCGTCAGCCATTCATATGCCTCCTTTACGTTGTCCCAATGGCGTATTGTCTCTTACAAGAACGTTCGCCAGTTTTCCTTCGCGTATCTCCACTCATCCTCAAAGTAGTCTTTCCAGAGCAATACGCGAATTTTAATGTTTAGCCACAGCATTGGTGGGAGCCACATTACTTCTTGCTCACGTTGTAGTGTGTCAGAAGCACCCTTGCAACATCCATGCAGTAGTCCTCGTGCAAACTGAACACGTTATCGACTAGGAACACTGCAAGTGCACGTGTATCTTGCTCCTGCTTCTCCCATTCGACAGCTTCAGTCTCTGTGTCAAACACTGTGCCATCTTCAGCTTGGTAGACAATTTTCATTCGGCCTCCAGGGTGTTCATTTTGTCGAGCGTATTTTCCAGGTTGCGAAGCTGCTCCTCGTAATCCTCAATTTCACCTTTGTGAAACTCAATATCTGCTAGAAGATCATTCTTACGATTGATGATCTGCCTCTTCGTCATCACACGAATTTCGTTCATTGTTTGATTCCTC